CGAGCATACGAAAAATTAGTGATTTATCCCCAATTGAAGGTGCGGATAAAATTGAGTTAGCAACAATTGATGGATGGAAAGTTGTCGTTGCAAAAGATGTTAACCATAAGGTTGGTGACTTGGTTGTTTACTGTGAGGTAGATTCTTTTTTACCAATCAGGGAAGAATTTGAATTCTTGAGAAAGAGTTCATATAAAAAAATGGGAGACCAAGAAGGATTCCGTTTAAAGACAATTAGATTAAGAGGTCAATTATCTCAGGGTTTGATTTTACCAATCCACATTTTACCTTTTGGTGCGTTCCATGAAGGACAAGATGTTACTGAAGTATTGGGTATTGTTAAATACGAACCACCAGTTCCCGCAGAATTAGCTGGTAAGGTAAAAGGTTTGTTCCCGTCTTTCATCCGTAAAACTGATGAAGAAAGAGTTCAAAACTTGGCAAAAGAATATCAAGAATACCAAGTGACTTCAAAACATAAGTTTTATGTAACTGAAAAATTGGATGGTTCTTCATCAACATTTTTCTTAAAAGATGGTGTGTTTGGAGTTTGTTCTCGTAATTTGGAGTTATTGGAAACTGAAGGAAATACTTTCTGGAAAGTTGCTCGTGAATTGAATTTAGAGAAATTGATGAGCAATGTTGAATTTAATATTTGTTTACAAGGAGAGTTAATTGGTGAAGGAATCCAAGGAAACCCTTACAAAATCAAAGGACAAACAGTTAGATTTTTCAACGGATTTAACATCGATACCCAAGAAAACATTTCGTTCTTAGAGTTTGTTGAGTTGGTACAAAAAATGGGATTAAAAACAGTTCCTATTTTGGATTACGATTTCTTGTTACCTAAAACTATTGATGGTATGTTAGAATATGCGGATAATAAATCCGAGTTGAACTCTAACTTTGATAGAGAAGGTGTAGTTGTTAGGTCTTACGATAGAACTGTTAGTTTCAAGGCAATCAGTAATAAATTTTTATTGAACGAAAAATAGTTGTATATTTGCAACATGTTAGAAGTTTTAGAAAAATATCATAATGAAGGGTTGGTGTACAAACAAGTACACCCAACTCTTCCTTTGACTATATGGAATTATTCTGAAAAAGTTCAATACGAAGGATTGTGGGATGAAATAACATTACAAGCTAGAGGTTTAGTAACTGATGACAAAGGTAATGTGGTTGCTCGACCATTTAAAAAATTCTTTAATTTAGAAGAAAAAAAACATACTTCTACTGATGAATTTGAAGTTTTTGAAAAAATGGATGGTTCTTTGGGGATACTTTTTTATTATGGTGGTGAGTGGGTATTTGCAACAAGAGGGTCATTTACTTCAGACCAATCAATAAAAGGTTCTGATATGTTAAAAAGTTATAAGTATGATAGTTTACATAAAAACTACACTTATCTGTTTGAGATAATATATCAAGAAAACAGAATAGTTTGTCAATACGATTTTGAGGATTTGGTTCTATTGGGTATGATAGAAACTAAAACAGGTTATGAAGTAAACTTATACGACGAGGGTGAGGATATAAGGTTTAAAAATTTAATATCCAACTTAGGATTTAAAGTTGTACAACGGTTTGATAAATTCAAAGACTATCAATATTTGAAACAAGCAATACCTGATAATAAAGAAGGTTATGTCGTCAAATTTTCTAATGGAGACCGAATGAAAATAAAAGGTGAAGAATATCTACGTCTCCATAAAATAATGACTAATCTATCTACAACTTCAGTTTGGGAGGTTTTGAGTACTGGCGGAAAAATGGAAAATTTATTAAAAGATGTTCCTGACGAGTTCTATAAAAAAATAAAAGAGTATGAGAAGAGTTTAAGATATGCTTTTTATCAAGTTTCAGAATATTGTGGTAAATCTCATGATTATTTCCGATATGGGAAATATAATGACATAGAAGTTGAGCCTACAAAAAAACAGTTTGCTGAACATGTGATGAAAAATTGTCATCCGCCTTATAGACCTGTAATGTTTGCAATGTGGGATAGAAAACCATATGACCAAATAATATGGAAAATGTTAAAACCTGAATTTAGAAAACTTTAAAAGTGTGACCATTTGTCACACTTTTTTTGTTTTTAATCTATTTATTATTAAAATAAATTTGATTTAAAATGGATTTGATGTCGACGGAAGTTATAGTGGCGTTTATTACAGGTATTTTAGGTCCTGTTATTCTATTGTATGTTAAAAACAGATTAGAAAAAAATAAGAAAAAACCTGACATGGTTAAAGAAACTCTTAGAGTTAGTGAATTGGTAACATCTAAGATTGAACACATTAGAGAAGAATTTAATGCTGATAGAGTTTGGGTAACTCAATTCCATAATGGAGGTCATTTTTATCCAACGGGAAGGTCAATGGCGAAATTCAGTGTTATATATGAAACAGTAGGTGCTAATACCAATTCAATACAAACAAATTTTCAAAACATTCCTGTTAATTTATTTAGTAAATCAATTAATCAATTGTTAGATAATGATGTTATTGAGATACCTGACTATAAGGATGAAACTATTGCGACTTATGGTTTAAAATATGTTGCTGAAGACACAGGATGTAAGTCAGGTTATTTATTTGCAATCAAAACAATTGATGAAAAGTATATTGGTACTTTAGGTTTAGACTTCACCAAAAGAAAAACAAAATTAGATATGGAATCAATAAATCATTTAATGGTTCACGCATCTTCTTTAGGTGGAGTACTAATGACACATTTATCAGGAGAATAAAAAAAAATGAAAAAATATATCCATGAAATAACTGCAGACCAATTTAGAGACAGTTTCAAATCTCTTGGTCATAGTGAAAAAGGTTCTGAATTAACATCGGGAGGAGATATTCAGCCTGATTTTTTAAATATAATGGATTCTTTTGTAAAAGAATGGACCCAAATAGACCAAAATAAAGTTTGTAAATTAACTTTCACATCAGGTAATGACGCTTTCCATAAAGGTATTACAAAATACACAAGTAGACACACTAAAGGAGAGGCGGTTGACGTGGTGTTACCTCAAAATTGTCATTCATCATTTAAACAACTTTTGAATCAATATAAATCTAGATACAATGGGTTTAATTATATTGATGAATATACAAACCCAACTTCGATGGCAACAGGAGGACATTTTCACATTTCATATAGAGAAGGTGACCCTGAAGGAAGTTCTAAAAATACTCAAAGTACAACTCAAACAACAACAACCGCAAGTACTGTTGCAATAACAGGTTCAACAACCCCATCAAATTCTGCCGTTCCATCTTCTGATGAAGATGTTAAAAGAGCTTATGGGTTTATGTCACCATTTTTATCTGGATTAGAACCATTAAAACAACAAATGCAAGATAAAATCAATAAATTAACTCAAAAAGAATCGGTAGAAACTAATAAAAAAGTAATAACTGAAATTGAGAGAATTAAAGGTATTATGAAACTATGAAATTTATAAATCCAGCCCCATTGGGTAACATAGATAATTTTTTATCGTCTTCTAAAGTAATGGTTATTAATTCTTACCCAAATCAAAGAGTTGTATCACCATTTGCAGGGGTGGTTAGTAATATCAATCCTTTAGACCAAACTATAGAAATTGAACACAATGTAAACGGAACAAAATATTACTCCAAAATAAAAGGAGTTGTAAATTTTTATGTTAGTTTAGGGTATAGAGTATTACAAGGAGATATTTTAGGGTTTTTTGGAGACAAACCTATTGAGTTTTCTATTACAGATAAATTAGGTTTTAAACAAAATTTAGATTTTTTCTTTCAAGATTTTAAAAGTAAGGAACAACCTGATAAAGAAACTAAAGAAAAATCTGAAAAAGAAAAAAAGGAAAAATCTGAAAAAGAAAAAAAGGAAAAATCTGAAAAAGAAAAAAAGGAAAAGAGTGAGTTAAGTGTTGATTTAGGGCTTTCAACTGACGAAGATATCCCCGCATTATATAGAGGAATGATGAATTTATTTGCAGCGCCATTTTCAGTTGTCGGCTCAGCTTTTAAAGGTAATTTGGTTAAAAAAACTAAAAAAGAAGAAAAGGAAGAAAAAATTAATGAGAATGTAAAAAGAATTAAAAACCTCATTAAATTTTAAAAAAAAACCCTCATTTCTGAGGGTACAAATTATTTTGTTTTTACAGTGTCAACTTTAACAGTATCTACCACAACTATTGTGTCGGTTAATGTACTGTCAGTTGGTTGAGTTTCAGTTTTAGTCTCGTTAGACCCACATGAACTAATCAAAGCTACTGTTGCAATCAAAAATGCTAATGTTACTTTTTTCATATTTATATTGTTTTATTTGACCAATAAATAGGTGAAACTTACCGATAAGTCAAGAAAATACCCCTTTATCATAAAATTTTTTTTAAGTTCTTGACAGACAAAAAAAAGTTAGTATATTTGTAAAACACTTTTGAAAAAAAGTTCTTTGAATTAACCGAGTATTAACTGTTTAAAAACTCAAACATGAGTAACGAAACACAAGTAATTGACGAACCTTTGTTCTACTACTATGGGAATGATGGTGTGAAGTATTACACTTGTAGTGCCGTTCTTGCAATGGCAAGAGCTAAATTTCACGGTACTGACGATGTATACGTAGTATCTTAAAAAAAGTTGAAGAAAAATTTGGAAAATTAAAAAGTTCTTCTTAACTTTGTAAAACAAATCGGAAATGTCCGATGAGTTCTTTAAAAAAATTGGTTATAGAAACAGTCTAGGTCCGTAGGGCTACTGTTGTATGTGAGGAAAGTGACTACGGGAATCCTTCGCATTTAAAGTGTAAATGAGACATGTTACCGCAACAGTTATAATAACCGAAAAAAAAGTTTGAGAAAAATTTGGAAATTAAAAAAATTGTTCTTAACTTTGTAAAACAAATCGGAAACGTCCGATAGAGTTCTTTGAAAGATTGAATTATCCATCAGGTGAAAGTACCCCTTCGGGGAGATGATAACCTGTAAAAGATAATCGGCCGTATATGGTCGTTAAATAAACTACGAAAGTAGGATAAAGTGGAATCACCCGTGTTGATGATTCTGCGGTTTGGGAAACCGAACTCGAGTATACAAGTGGGATATCACCCGACCTTCAGTACTGAGGGCGACGCTTTAGGGAAAGTGGTTGGGTGACCAAGCAATGTGGATTGTTTGGTTGAGGTGGGAACACCAATAAGAATAACCCATAGGAATCAAGTGAGAGGTGTAGTTATCCAATTACATAATTGCGGGTTCCAATATGAAAGTGGACTTAAAACCGAAAGGTAAGATAGAGAACGAGTGGTGTCGCTACTATCCTTATCAAAGACCCACCAAGGTCTTGGTACGAAGTAAACTTGAAATATGGAGGTGGGGACATCTCACGGAGTAGTTTAGTATTCAGTTGTTCAAAAGATGACTGAGCTTAGGGTAGACCACTACTTCGATACATCCACGACACAAAACTTATGACTAAAAATTAAGTCCTATTAATTATGAAATCTAAGGAAAAGTGTCTACCAGGTTTTGGTGAAAGGTGACTACATAGTAATGAGCCGTTCATTGCACACAAAGACCCCAAGTCCGAGTGTAGTTTTACCAAAGACCTCTAATCCCGCAAGGATTAATTGGGGAGGCATCCTCGAAGAGAGTTGAGTAATAAGAGAGTAACCAAGACCTCAAGGAGTGGTAAACCTAAAAGACCGTCACTGAGAAATACTTCTCAAAAGGAAGTGGATAAGAGTAGAAGCAATAATGACTCGAAAGGTTCTCAAATAAAAGGTATAATCTCAGCCTTAGCCATATAGTGGGATAGAGCAGTGGAAGCTCGCAAGGCTCATAACCTTGAGGTCGAAGGTTCGAATCCTTCTCCCGCAACAAGTGACTCCGATAGGTGTTCTTTAGAATTGTATCACACCTAACATGAGTTTAAACTGAGAACAAAACAGAACAATCAGGGTTTTATTCGTGATGGTTCAGACTCTTTGTCACACATTTTTACCCTTAAGGAAAAAAGTAAAGGAAATAAGAGCGCCGCTTGAGTCCTCGACATGACTTTGTCTGGCAATAGACAGAAAACTGTACGACACCTTTTTTTAAGATGTGGATTTCTGTGATAACCACAAAAATTTTAGTAGGTGTTTAAATATGAAAAAATGATAAAAAACATAGACGTTTAAATTGTACAAACTCGACCATACGACAATGGTTACTTTTGTCTCACTAACAAAAGTATCGGGTTGGACTTACCGACAGAGAAAGTTCCACGGTTAAAAGGGAGAAATTGACTAACCACCAATATTCTCCCTTTTTTTGTTTATAACAGACAACTTTATAGTGAAATATTCGTATTTATAGTAATGAAGGTAACGATTTTCACTATATTATTTTTTCTTTTATCATTACCTGTTTTTAGTCAGTGTAATGGGGCTCAAACTTTTACACTAACCCCAACACCACCTGTTGGTGGATATACTCCTGGTACTGTAGTTAACGTATGTTATACCATGAATGGGTATACTCAAACGGGGTCCAATTGGATTGAGGGTTTTGATTTAACTTTAGGTCCTGGATGGACAGGATTAACACCCGTATCTCCACCCGCAAATTGTGGAGGAGCGGTTTCAGGAGGACAATGGATTTGGATGACATCATGTCCTACACCTGTGGGTCCTATAGGTCCTGGATATTTCTTTGATTTAACTATTGATGGTAATCCTGCGAATGACTTTGGGGACAATGGTTCATGTGTATGGACTTTTTGTTTTCAAGTAACAGTATCCACTTTATGTACACCACAAAATTTATTAATACAAGTTACACCTGGTTCAGATGGGTTATGGGGAAGTTGGAATAGTACTTCGTGTGATTTGGCGACACCATTTAATATTTACAACGGAACAAGCAACCCTACACCACCAATTGTTGGACCTATAAGTCATAACTAAAATATAAAAAAGAAAAAAATGAAAAAATTTCTCACAATACTACTAATGTTAATTTCCATGATAAGTTATGGTCAATTAACAACAACTAATCCCGACACTGTATGTATCAATACTTCAGGGTCAATTTACCAAGTCCCTTCTTTGGGAGTGGGATACACTTATACTTGGACTGTTTTAGCACCAGGTGTTATTACGAGTGGAGCGGGTACAAATAGTATAAATGTCAATTGGTCTGCCGCAGGTCCTGGGTTGATTACAAATGCAGTTACTGTAACCGCTACAGGTCCTGGAGGTTGTGTAAGTACTCCTGTAAATTTAAATGTTTTTATTTTACAGATTAACCCAACAATAACATCAATAGGTCCGTTTTGCTCTAACGACCCTTGTGTTAATTTAGTTGGAACACCTGCTGGAGGTACATGGTCAGGAACAGGTGTTGTTGGTAATCAATTTTGTCCAACTACAAGTGGTGTCGGTACATTTAACATAACTTACACGGTAACACAAAACGGTTGTACATTTACAACTACCACTTCAGTAACGGTTAATCCAATTCCTGTTTTATCCCCAATACAACACAATTAAGTATGAAGAAACTATTTCTTATATTATCATTGGTATGTTCATCAAGTCTGTTCTCTCAACAAACTATTGAGAAATGTGAGGATAATGATTTAACTTTTACTTATAGTACTCAATCTACAGTATCAGGTTTAATATCTTGGTCTTTAGACAGTCAAATTTTTACAACAACTAGTTTGACAGTAAATTGGAGTAATTACTCTATCGGGTCATACCAACTAAGTGCGATACAAGGAGAGGATTTATGTCCCTCAAATATGGTATACTATACTGTAAATTTAGTTGAATGTCCTAACACCACAATGTGGGCTCCAAATACTTTTACACCTGATGGTGATGAAATTAATAATGTATGGAAACCACAAGGTTACAATTACTTTGATGAGCATTTTTTTATAGTAAACCGATGGGGTCAGATTATTTTTGAGTCCTACAATTTGGATTACGGATGGGATGGAACTTACAATGGTAAAATGTGTCAAGATGGTGTTTATGTTTATTGTTTACAATGGAAAGATGTAGATAATAGATTCCATCAAACCTACGGACATATAACACTATTAAAATAAAAAAACCCACCGATTGGTGGGTTTTTAATTTGGTGGAGGTATTGGGACTCGAACCCAAGTCCTGTTCACATTACCCATTAAGGACTACACGCTTAGGTTAACATTTTCTAATGTTCCAAAAATAGTTGATTTGTTCTTCACCATCGTAAATCAACAAACAATGGTTACCATTCGATTTAGGGTTCAATAGTAATCCACCACAACTACGACTTCTGTTGCAAGGTTATATGTCTGCCGACCCCTTTAGTAACCTAATTCAATTAGGCTACTGCTACGCTTTCCTCAGTACGGATAAGACCTACCGCAGAAAGTTTGTTGATAACGTTGCCGTTTATCGTTTTTGAACCATTTTGACAGGGTTAGTTCGTCCCTGACGTGCCCCGAATGACTATCTATGCCAGTCAATTCCAGAGTTACCCCCATATGTTAAAGAACTTTTGTTTTACAAATATACGAATAAAAAGATTAATACCAAATCTTTCGTGTATTTATTTGTATAAATATGTCCGAAAAAGAAGAATTAAAAAACGAAGCCTACGAAGGTAGTAAAATCTTGTATGAAGATGATGAGGTTATTTTCCTAAAATGTCTTTCATATGAATCTGCGAAATACTTCGGCCCTCCATTTCTATGGAAAAAATGGGGTACTCACAAATACGGTGATACTTTTATAGTAGTTGATAAAAAAGGTAATCAATGGTTACCAACAAAATCATATGTAATCAGTGTTGGAGAATATGGGGTACATTATTTAGATGACGAGGACCAAGAAATAAAATCTTCAGAGTTGTTTAATCAATTCCCTCAGATTGAGAATATTGTTTACAAAACAATACCCGTTCAAAATATATACCAATTACTAAAAAAAATACAAAGCGGTGAAAAATATCCTGAACACACATTAGGTAGATATGATGATTTAATAGGGGGATTTAAATTTAATGAAAAATCACCTGGTAAAAGTATGGTTAAATTAACTTTTGATGATAATGAAGATTATTTTAAACTTTTTGATTTAGGTGAACATGATATATGGTTTTTAAGAAATTTATATTCTTATTATGGGAGCTATGAAATGGGATTTTATCATTCTGACTATGCGTATCAAGATTGGAATGAGGGGTATCTAATTTACGACATAAATGGTGAAGCAAGAGAAAAATTGTTTGAGTTAGTTTCTTATTTTATACCTAATGTAAAAGACCTTAATGATGAAACCGCTCAAAAAATTTCTAAATTATTAATGGATACATTTCCAAGATTAACGGAAAATATAGTTGACGACTTTCAATCTGAAAAGGAACAGTGTATGTCAAGAACTGCAGAAAAAGAAATAACAAATGAGTTATCAAATCCATTTGTTAATTACGGTATATTTGAAAAAAATACTTTCCACAGTTATGTTACTACCGTTAATGTTTTATTATCACTTTATAAACTTTATAAAGATACTGATTTAACTTTACAAGAATTGTTATCCAAGTTAGGACACGAATTAAATGTTGGACCTTATGAAGAATATATGTATGAGTATGGATGTGACGATTTTGATACTGAATCCTTTAATAATTACGCACTATCTCAGATTGAAAAAATGATAGAAGAGGTAGAAAGTAGTGACAGATTCTCAAACCTAGATGAATTTAAATATGTTAATCTTGAAGTTAGGAAACGTTATGATTTTGATAAATGGTATCCTACACCAAAAGACAAAGACCTTAAATTTAACATTCGTTCAATTGACCCTAAAACAAATAAGATAAATATTGTAACTCAAAGACAATTTGAATCTACAAAAAATAGAAGTTTAACTCTTGATGAATTTAATTCTTTTTTATATAATTTTGAATTATTTGAAAGAAAAGTTTTGAAATCTCGGAAAAAGTTGTAACTTTGTATCATGCAAAGAGATTACACACTTTTAAAAAATGTCCTATCAATCCCTAGTAAAACTTACAAAGAGGATATGATGGTTGAATTTATAACAAATTGGTTGACTGAAAACAATATACCGTTTGAAGTTGATGATATGTTCAACATCTATGCAACAAAACAAACTGACCCAAATATCGAATATTTCCCTTGTGTTGTGTCCCATACAGATACTGTACACGAATTAGACTCAATAAACATTAGAGAAGAAAATTTACCCAACGAACAAAAAGTCCTAAAACCTTCATTGAAGGCGTATAATGATAAAGGGTTACCTACAGGAATTGGTGGTGACGACAAATGTGGGATTTACGCCTGTCTTGAATTACTAAAGGAATTACCAAATCTGAAAGCCGCGTTTTTTGTATCAGAAGAAACAGGTTGTCATGGTTCAAGAAACGCGGATTCAAATTTCTTTATTAATGTTGGTTATGCAATTCAGTTTGACGCTCCTGGAAATTCTATGGTTTCGGAATACTGCATGGGGACAAAATTATTTGATAGAAATAGTGAATTTTTTAAATCTTGTGATGAGGTTTTAACCGAAAATTTTGATAATAGAAACAAATATCAATCTCACCCATATACTGATGTTTATGCACTAAAACAAAAATTTGATTTTTCTTGTATTAATTTTGCAATTGGTTATTACAATTATCACACAAGAGAAGAGTATGTTGTTGTTGAGGATGTTTATAATGGTATTTTAACAGGAAAAAAAATGATTGAAAAATTGGGTTATAGTAAACACGGATATATTGAACCCAAAGGAAATCAATATCGAATGTTCATGTAATAAAAAAGGGGAAATTATTCCCCTTTTTTTGTTCTTACCTTTTTTTCCTTAAGTTTTACTTCATTGTCTTTAACATAAAGACTATAAGAATTACCCTCGATTATTGACCCCTTAAGAACTTCTTCAGAAATAAAGTCCTCAACTTTATCTTGTATTGCTCTTTTTAATGGTCTTGCACCATAAGTCTCATCAAAACCAACCTCAGAAATTAAATCCAAAACATCATCAGAATATGAAATTTTGTATTTCAAATTAGTTAATCTTGAAATTAATTTATCCATCTCCAATTTAACAATTTGTTTAACTTCTTCTTTTTTAAGAGTGTTGAAAATTATTACTTCGTCAATTCTGTTCAAAAATTCAGGAGCGAAAAATTTTTGTAACTCCTTCTTTAAAACTGCTCTTTTATGCTCTTCCTCAACGTATGAACTTGAGGACGTTTTGAATCCGACACCTGTACCAAAATCCTGTAATTTTTTAACTCCAATATTAGATGTCATAATTATAACACAATTTTTGAAATTAATTTTTCTACCTAAACCGTCAGTTATGTGTCCATCATCTAAAACTTGTAATAATGAAGAAAATATGTCTTTGTTGGCCTTTTCTATCTCATCAAATAAAATAACTGAATACGGTTTGTTCTTAACTTGTTCAGTTAATTGACCTCCTTCATCGTAACCGACATATCCTGGAGGAGCACCAATTAAACGAGATATTGTATGTTTTTCTTGGAATTCTGACATATCGATTCTTATCATATTGTCTTCACTACCGAATATCTCTTTCGCTAATTGTTTTGCTAAATATGTTTTACCAACACCTGTTGACCCTAAGAAAATAAATGAGCCGATAGGTTTGTTAGGGTCTTTAATACCTAAACGATTTCTTCTAATTGATTTAGCAATTCTTGTAACCGCTTCAGACTGACCTATTACTTTTTTATTTAGACTTTCATCTAATTTTGATAACAACTGAGTCTCATTTGAATTTAGTTTAGATACAGGAATTTTAGTCATATTAGAAACCACATCATAAACTAAGTCCTCCGTAACTTCTTTTTTAGAATTAGTTAGCTCGGACTCAAATTTCTTTTTCTCCAAATCTAATTTATCTAATATTCGTCTTTCTTTATCTCTTAGATTTGCGGCTTCTTCATAGTTTTGTTTTTTAACAACTTCAATTTTTTCTTGTTTTATATCAGAAGCTTGTTGTTTAAGTTTCTCAATTATTTCAGGAATTTTAACCTCAACCTGACTTCTAGCTCCAACCTCATCTAAAATGTCAAACGCTTTATCAGGAAATTCTCTATCTGTAATATATCTTTCAGCCAAATCAACACATAGATTTAAAATTTCATCAGAATAGATTACTTTATGATAATTTTCATATCTTTCTTTTGAATTTTTTAAAATCTGAATTGTTTCTTCTTTAGACGCGGAATCAACTATAACTTTCTGAAATCTTCTTTCTAATGCTCCGTCTTTCTCAAAGTTTTTTCTGTACTCGTCTAATGTTGTCGCTCCAATACATTGTATCTCACCTCTTGCCAATGCGGGTTTAAAAATATTCGAAGCGTCTAATGACCCTGATGAATTACCTGCGCCAACTATGGTATGAATTTCATCAATAAATACAATTATGTTTGGTGCGTTTTGAAGTTCTTCGATAATAACTTTCATTCTTTCCTCAAACTGACCTCTATATTTTGTACCCGCGACAATAGATGTCATATCTAATGAGACAATTTTTTTATCCATCAAATTACGTGGACACTCTCCATTGAATATTTTTATTGCTAATCCTTCTGCGATTGCAGTTTTACCACATCCTGGCTCACCTATAATAATTGGGTTATTTTTCTTTCTTCTTGAAAGAATTTGTGCGATTCTATTAATCTCTTGTTCACGACCTATAACAGGGTCTAATTTTCCTTCTTCAGCTAATTTTATCAAATCACGACTGAAATTATCTAAAACTGGCGTAGAGGTACTCTCGTTACCTCTGTTTTTATTTTGCCCATCATTATCTTTCGATTCTATCATATTAGTCTTTTTTTAAAGTATAATCTTTAATTTGGTAATTTCAACTCAAATAATCTTATATTTATAAGTATGGGTATGATGAAACATTATAAAAAATATATTGAGACCTTAAAATCCGATGAAGATATTTTAGAAACATATCGAGAGTTAAGAAGAGCGTTTCAAAGAGAAGGATGGACAGAAAAAGATTTAGAAAAACCCCCATATTATCCAAATGATATTATGAGAAACTTTCAAAAGTTCAGCTCCTTACACAGTAAATTGTTTTCTGAGTTAAAAGGTTTTTTCCCTGATATTGACCATAATGAGTTTGTTGATTATCTTCAAGATAAATTAAAAGAAATAAATTTAGAAATACCATTAGAAGATGGCGATAGTAAAAGAAGAGATAGTTGGGACGAAGATTTTGAATGAAATCAAGTCAAGTAATTTGGCTAAAACCGAATATGATACTGAAACCAAAAAATTAATTGTTGAATTTAATAACGGGGCTCGTTATGAATATGATGAAATCCCACACCAACTTTATACACAGTTTAGAGTTTCAGAATCCCAAGGTAAGTTTTTCAGTACAAAAATCTCAAAAATATTTAAATACAAGAAACTGTAACAAATAAAATTACTCTAATATTTATGTTTAATGAGTAATTTAAAATCAATATTGAAAAGTTTTCATCTTAGGGATGAATTAAACCCTAAAATTTGGAAAGAAAAGGGTGGAGATATTATTATTAACCCTAAAGTTAGAAATAGATTATTGGAAATATCCAATGAATTTATCGAATTCTTAAAAGTTGATGTCATTGTTTCAGATATCATAATGACAGGTTCATTAGCTAATTACAATTGGTCTAATTTTTCGGACATTGATTTACATATATTGGTAGATTACGAACAATTTAATGCAGCTCAGTTACCCCTATATGAAGAGTTATTCAAATTAAAAAAAACTTTATTTAACGATAAACACGACATAACAATTTTTGGTTATGATGTAGAATTGTATGTACAAGACGAATCTGAAACTCATTTTAGTAGTGGAGTTTTTTCGGTATTAAAAAATGAATGGATTACAAAACCAAAAAAAGAAAATCCTAAAATTGACACCGAATTAATTAAGAATAAATCTGAACAATGGATGAAAATAATTGATGGTGTTATTGAATCTGCAAAAGGTGAACCGTTGGATGATGCAAGAAAATTAATTGATAAGTATAAAGATAAAATTAAAAAATATAGAACTTGCGGATTAGAAAAAGGTGGAGAGTATTCAGATGAGAATTTAGTGTTCAAAGTTTTAAGAAGAAACAATTATATTCAAAAACTTTTCGATTTTGAGACAAAACACACCGATAAAGAATTATCCCTTAAAGAAGCAACAACAAACATCGGAGGAACATTTAAAACCGATTTAGAAAACGGACCTAGAAACCACGGTGGTAGAGCTCTTGGTAATTGGGAGTCAGACAACGCTTGGGACATTTTTTCTCCACCAGGTACTGTTGTAAATTCATATACTGACGGAGTTGTTTCAAGAATTAGGGATACGGGCAAAAATTCAGGAAAAATCTTTGGAACACAAGTTTCAATATCTGGTGATAATAATTTTCCTGATATTTTTTATACTCATTTAAAAAATGTTAATTTAAAAAAAGGTGATAGTGTAAAAGTTGGAGATTATATAGGGGTAATTTCTGAATGGGTTGGACATGAAGGTATGGAACACGTTCACATCGGTTTACCAAGAGGAAGGCATTTAAGAGAACTTTTAGTAAACTCAGATAAAATTTTTACAGGTAAAGGGGAAACTTCAGAACCCTCAACAACTGAAAAAACAGACCCCGTTGATAATACAACTGTTAATACGTCTATAGTATCATCATTACAAGATTTACTAAATAAATCTGAATTCACATCAGTTAATAAAGATGAGGTTAACAAAAATTTATCTGAGATTGAAAGTGGTGAAAACAAAATCATGAAAGAGTTTTATGATTTACTTTCAAGTGGTAAAGAATATAAAAATTTAAAAGGTGTAGAGTCTTCAATACCAGTAGAACGAGGTGTTGAATTGATACAAACAGGTTTACAGTTTTTAGGTTTCTTATTACCTAAATGGGGTGTTGACGGAAAATTTGGTCCTGAAACAGAACAAGCGGTTAAAGAATTCCAACAAAAATATGGTTTAACTGAAACAGGAGTTTTAAATAAAGAAGATTTAACGAAATTATTTTCGATTTTAACAATTAAAAACTTTAAAGACTCTAACATGTCAGGGATTGAAATTGAAGGTAACCCTGACACATCAAACATTTCTACAGGAGATGTTCAATTGGTAGGTAATTTTGATGCAGTTCAAAAAAATAACATCAAACTTATGATTGACTACATGAACAAAACAGGAATTACTGACCCATTAGCTCAAATAGGTATATTATCCGTAATTTCAAAAGAATCTGGGTTCAAACCTAAATCAGAGGTATCATACGCAGGGACTTCCAACTCTAGAATTAGAAGTATTTTCGGCTCAAGGGTTGCAAAATACTCTGATAGTGAATTAAACGACTTGAAGAGCGACCCTGAGAAATTCTTTAACGTAGTGTATGCAAAAACTGTTGGTAACCAAGGAGGAGGTGACGGATGGAGATATAGAGGTAGAGGATTCAACCAACTTACAGGTAAAAAGAATTATGAAAAATATGGTAACATGATTGGTAAAGACTTGGTTGGTAACCCTGATTTAGTTAATGAACCTGACATCGCCGCTCAAGTCGCGGTGGCTTTCTTCACTAAAGGTAAACCCGCAAGTACCTTCCCTAAATTTAAAGATAAAGTTGATGCCGCAACATATTTTGCGGATATAAATGCGGGTGGAGGTGTAAGTAGTCATAGGTCTAATGCGATTGCCGCGTCAGAAAAGTTTGACGTTGCAACTAATATAGCCTAATTCTAAATGATAAATGAAGTTTATGATATATTTATTAATAAAATAATTTTTTAAAAAAAATCAAAAAATGGGAGATTTAAAACCAATTGGTAGTGAAAAACTACAAGGAATGGAAAAAATCAATCGTATGATTGAAATTGCCAGATACAACGAATATATACCAAAACCTATTAATGAGGATTCTTCTTCAGAATATAAGAAAATTTTATCAGACGGTAACACATATCAAATTGTAAAAGAAAAAAATGGGTATGTTATTAAAAAAGGGTTGAATGAGTCTACATCTGACTATATTGAACCTATGAAACATAGAAGATATTTTTCTTCATATTCTCAAGCTTTGAAAAGATTGAACTTAATTGCAAAGGAAGTTAATGTTAATGAGGGTTTTGACAAAAATCTATCTTTATTCACTGAAAGTGAAGGTGAAGAAAAATACTTTTTAAAACACGAAACTAACGAACAGATGCCAGCCCCAGCTGCACCTACTCCCGCACCCGCTCCTGCTCCCGCACCTGCACCTGCTCCTGCACCCGCTCCTACTGATGATATGGGAATGGAAGATGACATGGGAATGGAAGATGAAGTCGATACTCAAGACATGGAAGACGATGAAGAAGAGGTTACGTTTAAAACTATCCAAAAACTAACAGGTAAATTAGGTCAAAAAATTAGAACATTTTTATCTAACGAAGAAAATGAAATGACATCTAAGGATATAAAGTACGTTATTAATTCAGTATTATCGGCTTTAGATTTGAACTCGTTAGATGAAGAAGATAGAGATGAAATTATGTCTAAATTCGAAGGTGGAGAAGAAGAAATGGGAATTGAAGGTGGAGAAGAAGAAATGGGTATGGAAGCTCCTGAACCTCCACAACCTGAAGGTGAAATGGCGGAAGAAGATGATTTCATGAGTGAAAAAGAAAAGGAAAATTTAGTTGCAAGTTTTTTCACTGAAGAAGACGATATGGAGGACGACTACCCAAGACATAGAAAACCAGGTGGAAGTAGAGCAACTTCTAAACTTAAACACCGCGGTATTAAAGACGAAGAAGCTAGTAGAATGGAAGAGATGATTGAAGGTTTATTCGGTGAGTCTAAGGTAGAAAAAGTATTAACTAAGTATTTCAAAATTGATGAAAAAGAAAGATTGATGTTGGAAGAAAAGAAAAAAGAAAAAAATATTGAAACTGAAAAAACTAATAAGACAAGGCAAAGAATTAAAAGTTTGTCAGAAAGTATTTCCCAAGAAGTTGCTTCAGCAAAGTTGGTAAAAAAATACCCTAACGCAAAACTTGTTGGAAAAAATAAAAATAACAAATGTTTAGTTTTTGAAGTACAGAATAAAACTCTTAAAGTAACACCAAAAGGTAGTATTATATGAGTTTTTTAATTTATGTGAATGAATTAGGACCGAACTATAAAGGAGATAATATTTACGAATTTATTTTCTCAGATAGTATAGAGGACATATGGGGGGAATCTTGGGAATCAAAACCCGCAAATGGTTATCCTTTACCACCTGATTTAGAACACATAAAAAAAGTCGGAGTATTGAAACACGATATAATTAATTTTTCAGTGATTCAAAAATCCGATTGGTTATCAATGGTCGATGCGGTTGACGGAGTTATTGCATTGGCTTGGGAAAATGAATCTGATGAGGTTAATTTTGAATTAAATAAAAGATTGGTATTCAGATTTGGGGAAACCGAATCTTCCGTAAAAGATAAATTATATGAACGAGACATCGTTTTAGAATTTGAAAAGAAAGTTGTTTATGAAAACTAACGATAAATTGTTACATTTGTTAAACCATGGTTTTAGTGGTAATCTTCTTGGTGAATTAAACGAATCACAAGTGAATGTTTTATACAGAAAACTTGTTGAGTCTAAAAAAGAACTTAAAGAAGCCACCACCAAAACTGAGACCAAAACTTATACTGATTATACATCAGGAGAGGTTAGCACAATGAAGAGTAAAGGACAATCAATAAATATTCCACAAGGGGGTCAATTACAACCTTTACCTGATGGTGGAATGAGGGTCGTTCAAGAAACTGACGATTTGGAAAATGATGATATTGCACTATCATTAGGTGCTAAAGGTGATGACGAAATGGCGTTAGCGTTATCTAATATGGAATTAACCGAAAAATTTGCGTCTAAAGCTCAACAAAAATATTTTTGGGCAAAATGTGATAAAAGTAAAGGTAAACAAAAAGAAGAATGGTGTAAAAAAGCTAAAGAGTTTTCAGATAAGACATCTAAAAAACAGTTTCAGAAATTACCTGAAAAGTTACACCCTGAGAAAACAGTAAAATACAAAAAGAAAAAAGAAACTAACGAAAACTATATGGATATGGTTGGAAATGCGTTTAACAAAAATATGCAAAATAAAATTGCTGACATTAGTCCAAGTTTAAAATTTGAAAGTAACTTAGAAAAAGGAATTATGAATATATTGGAAAAACATCTGACACCAAAAATGTCTAAAAAAGAATTTTTATCTTTGGTTTCTGAACAAGGGACTAAAGAAAAGGAAAGAACCAAGGAAAAGGAAAGAACTAAGGAAAGAGAACGTGACAATCCTTATAAACCAAAACCAGGACCTAAACCAAATCCTAAAGCAAATAAAGAAGAGACTAACGAACAAGGGTCACCAACAATTGCACCACCAAAACCAAAAACACCAACAAAACCGACAACTCCTGATACCCCTTATAGACCAAAGCCAGGTCCTAAACCAGCACCAAAGGCGGGTAAAGAAGAATTACCTAATTGGTTGTCATTTAAATCAATCGGAATTAATTTAAAGTAAAAATGAGTTTAAACGCGAAAATGGAAAAAGTACTTAAAACCAAATCTAATTTGGAAAAAAAATTAGTTTCAGAGGGTTTGACAAAAAAAGAACGTTCATTATTAAATGAAACTAAAAAAATATTAAAAGAAGCTCCGATAGATTACGAAGGACCTGAAAGAATGGAACCTGGAATCGAAAGAAAAATCACTTCGAAACAAACCCCATACCATCAGCATCCTGCAATTCCTGAAGGGGATAGAGATTTTATTGAATTAATTGCTTCTAAAAGATTTAAGGATTCAGTAGAAAAAGTTAGACGTTATTTAGGTGATACAGGAGCGATACAAGGTCCTAATCCATTAATGAGATTAATGGGAATGGCAATGGGAGGTTTACAACAAATCTCATCGATTGAAAGACAAAACAAAGAATATTTAGAAAACTTGGCGGTTGACTTAGTTAAAAAAGAATTAGGTATTCCCGAAGGTTCTTTACAATTTGACGCGAAACTTGTTTTCGGTCCTATGGGAGCTGCGGAGGGAATGCAAACTCAAGGTCAAGAACCTGATGAAGAGGATGTTGAAGAAGCATTTAAACACAAAGAAGATTTAGAAGAATTTGCAGACGCATTTGAACAATTTAACCTTGAGAGAGCAAAAAGAAGATTTTTAAACTCATTAATTCAAGGCGCCGCGTTCAAAGGAGGTCACATGTATGTTTTGGTAGGTCAGGAATTAAATAGATTAGACCCAAGACTACTTAATTTATATGGTGTAACACAATCGTTAATGGAACACTTGTATTGGGTATATCCTGATATGGAATCCATGGCAGGTTCAGGAGGAGGACAAATGGGACAATCAGAAATTGATGACCAAACCGACCCACCGACAGTTAAGGCGAGAGCAGGAACATTCCCATTACTTGTTCACGAATTAGTAAAAGGTGTCTATGAGATATTCGGTACACACGGTTTACCTGATGACCCAAGACAAGCTGAAATGGTTTTAGCTGCGGAAGATACATTACCTGCCGAGATATGGGATTCAAGATTAGGACCTATCTTTTGGGAAAAATTTACAAAAACTTATCCTATTGAACTGTTTGATGAAGATAAAAAACACATCCAACATTATTTGTTTATGAGATTCTCAAGATTGGACGCTAAAGAATTCATGAGAATTGCAAAGTTAATTCTAAAAGACGACCCTAAAGGAACTCAATTTATACAAAGAATGGTTGATGAAATCGTGTCTGACTTGAAGAAAAAAGATTATGAAGATTCAATGAAACAATATGATGATGACGATTTAGATGATATAGACATATCAGGTTTATTCTAAATCAAACCTACACACTTTGAAACCCTCATTTAGTATTAAATGAGGGTTTTGATATTTATAATAAAGTGATTTTATGAGTTTAACAAAAGAACAAGTAATTATGGAATACGTAAAATGTATGAGAGATACTCCATACGCGCTTAAAACGTATTTACAGACTTACGATAATACAGTATCAAAATATGTCCCTTTAGAGTTATTTCCTGACCAAATATCTTTATTACAAGATTATGAAGAATACAATGAAAATATTGCATTAAAATATCGTCAAGCGGGAGTATCCACAGTAACCGCCGCTTGGGTTTCAAAAAAATTAGCCTTTGCGAAAAAAGAAAAACCTGAAAAAATTCTAATTATCGCTAACAAACTTGATACATCTTTAGAGATGGCAAACAAAATTAGAGCATTTGTTGGTCAATGGCCGTCTTGGGTGAATATAGATTTTGCACCTGAAAAAAATTCTCAAAAACATTATAAATTAACAAATGGTTGTGAGGTTAAAGCGGTCGCAACATCAAAAGATGCTTTACGTGGATTTACCCCGACAGTACTTATTTTTGACGAGGCGGCGTTTATTGAAGCAGATAGTGATTTTTGGGCGGCTTGTATGGCTTCACTCTCTACAGGTGGTAAGGTTATCGTTGTCTCAACTCCAAATGGATACGACCCAATTTATTATGAAATTTACGACCAAGCATTAAGAAACATGAATGACTTCAAAATTTCTGAGATGTATTGGTTTAGAGACCCAAGGTACACCAAAGATTTATATTTAGTTAAAACAAAAGATATTATTCATTACCTACTAAACAAAGAAGAATATACAGAATCTGATATTCTTAGTTGGCAATCAATACCATTTCCTGAAAGAGATTATCAAGAACTACAAAGTTTAATGGATGATGGGTACAAACCATGTTCCTATTGGTTTGAAAGCATGGTTAAAAAACTAAAATATGATAAGAGAAAGGTTTCTCAGGAATTAGAATGTAATTTCTTAGGTTCAGGAGATAATGTATTTGATTCCAACTTGATGCAAAAAGTTAGAGAAAATATGATTAAAGACCCTGAAAACAAAATGATGGGTAACGCTCTTTGGATATGGAAAGAACCTGTTGTAGGTCACAAATATGTAATGGGTGTCGATGTATCGAGAGGTGACTCTGAAGACTTTAGTTCATTCCAAATAATTGATTTTGACACAAGAGAACAGGTTGCAGAATATGTTGGAAAACTTCCTCCTGATACTATGGCAGAGATTTGTTATAAATGGGCTAATATGTATTCTTGTTATATTGTGATTGATATCACGGGTGGTATGGGTGTTTCTACTGCAAGAAAACTCCAAGAAATGGGTTACAAAAATTTATACGTAGATGGTATTGAAATTGGAAACAAGTGGAAGTATGACCCTAAAGCAAATGAGAAAATTCCTGGTATCAACTTCAATAACAAAAGGGTTCAAATAATTGCTTCTTTTGAGGAAGCTATGAGACATGAATTTAGAATTTACAGTACACGTTTATATAATGAAATGAACACGTTTGTTTATATAAATGGTAGACCCGACCACCAAAAAGGTCATCATGATGACTTAATTATGGCGATATCTATGGCCACTTATGTTGCTGAATCATCATTTAGTAACCTAACAAAAGTTACTCAACAAACAAAGGCTATGATTGATTCTTGGTCAGTAAACAATAATGAAAATGTCGCTAATTCAATATCGTTCAATCCTGTTATTCCTCACTATAATGAAAGAAAAAGTCAATTTAGTAATGGTAACATTGGAAAAGAAGAATATATGAAATATGGGTGGCTATTTGGTGGTAGGTAATATTTATGAAAAATGGGTTTAGAGAGAAGAAAAAAATCAGGTAGAGACTTTGGTGGTACTAAATTAAATGTGCCAGGTCAAGGTATTTTTACAGTTGAGAGAAGTCCTAATGATAAAGTACATATCCATAAACAAATTGGTAGAGTACCAAGACCTACAAAAACACCTTCAGTAACTAATTCAGAAACACCAGCACCAACCCCTACAATTACTCAAACACCTACTGTAACCCCTACAATTACTCAAACACCAACACCAACTGTAACACCTACAATTACTCAAACAACTACACCTACAGTAACCCCTACAATTACACCGTCATTATCATATCAGGGAATTAACCCTATTAGTTTAGGTCAACCTGTATTATATTATCAAACATTTGATACTAATTACCTAAACCCTTCTTCACCAATTTCAGGAGATGGAATAACAGAACTTTACAGATATAGTGATAGTGTTGAAATTGCGACAGGAGATACGGGATGTGTTGCTAGTTACGATAATTTAAGTGGGTATAATATGTTGTTTTTCTCTGGCGACCCAGGAGGTTGTTGGCCACCACCTTGTACAGGAACGTGTGCAAGTCAATATGTGACAACAGATGATATCACTTTTATTCACAAAACAGGATATTCTTATACGATATATTTAGTTGCAAAACCATTGTCAGTATCAGCCGATTCTTTTGTATTTAGTACTAGAATATCAGGTCCATCATTTTCACGTAATAGTGAAAGTTTATATATTAATTCTAATTCAGATGTTTATTTAGAAGTAAACACAGGTTTAGGTCCAGGACCTGTCAATATGATAACATTACCAATTGAAGTTAATGGAAGTGGTCCTGTTTTAGATGGTAAAGATTTAAGAGTTTTTTCGGTAAGAGCATCAGACCCAGGTGATTTAGTTACAATTGCTGCTAATTCATATGTGAATGGTGTTTTTGTTACAGGAGTCACACAAAATAGTCTTAGTTTAAATAATGCCTCTCACGGTCCACTAAGAATTGGTAGTTCGTTTGATGGAGGTCCTGGAGAATACCCATATAATGGTTACTTAGCAGAATTAATAATATTCAATACTCAACACAGTGTTGCAGTCCATGACGATGTTGTTTTATTCTTGAAAAATAGATGGGGAATAACTTAAGAAATATTTAATTATATAGATTTAACATTAAAATTGTAATATGGAAAATACACAAAATAATAATCTGACAGTTTGGCAAAGGTTGTCCCACGCGTTCGGACCCAACGCTTTACTGAACCAAGATTATCCAACTTATAAATTCGATAGAAAAGAATTACTCAAAACCACTTCTAAACAAGAATTTGATAAAGAATTACTACAGGCTCAACAAACTTACTATTTAGCAAATCAATGGACTAAAATAGAAAGTAATTTATATACACAAGCCGTATATTATGAACCAACTAGATTGGCGTCATTTTATGATTACGAATCTATGGAATATACGCCTGAGATTTCCGCCGCTCTTGACATATACGGAGAAGAATCAACAACTGTTGACCAAAATGGTTATATGTTACAGATATATTCTGAGTCAAAAAGAATTAAAGGTATTTTAGCCGATTTATTTAACAATGTACTTGACGTAAACACTAATTTACCTATGTGGACAAGAAACACATGTAAGTATGGTGATAATTTTGTTTACTTAAAATTAGATGCTGAAAAAGGGGTTGTAGGATGTATGCAACTACCCAACATTGAAATTGAACGATTAGAAAGAGGTATGCCTTCACAAGGGTCTGCTCAAAAGGTTGATGAACCAAAAGAAAATAGAGGGTTAAGATTTAAGTGGAAAGCGAAAGACATGGAATTTAACTCTTGGGAAATCGCTCACTTCAGATTATTAGGTGATGACAGAAAACTTCCTTACGGAACATCCATGTTAGAAAAAGCGAGACGTATATGGAAACAATTACTTCTTTCAGAAGACGCTATGTTGATTTATAGAACATCAAGAGCCCCTGAAAGACGTGTTTTTAAAGTGTTTGTGGGAAATATGGATGACGCAGATGTTGAACCATATGTACAACGTGTTGCAAACAAATTTAAAAGAAATCAAGTTGTTGATAGTCAATCAGGTAATGTTGACATGAGGTTCAATCAAATGGCAGTTGACCAAGATTATTTTATTCCTGTTCGTGACCCAGCAGCACCAAATCCTATTGACACTTTACCTGGAGCTCAAAACTTAGCGGAAATTGCGGATATTGAATATATTCAGAAAAAACTTGTTACCGCTCTTAGAATACCTAAGGCGTATCTTGGGTTTGAAGAGGCGGTTGGAGACGGTAAAAACTTATCATTACTCGACATTCGTTTTGCTCGAACAATCAACAGGATTCAAAAATCTATGATTGCCGAACTTAATAAAATAGCGATTATTCACTTATTCCTTTTAGGGTTTGAAGACGAATTAAGTAACTTTACATTAGGTCTCACAAACCCTTCGACACAAGCCGATTTGTTAAAGGTAGATGTTTGGAAAGAGAAAATATTACTATACAAAGACGCGGTTGCCGCTATTGAAGGAATCGCCCCTGTATCAGTATCTTGGGCTAAAAAACACATTCTTGGTTTGTCTGATGAAGAAATTAAACTTGACCTACAACAACAAAGAATTGAAAAGGCGGTTGGAGCTGAATTAACTAATACCGCAACAATTATAACTAAGACAGGAATATTTGATAACGTTGATAAATTATATAAGAGTGTTTCAGGAGCAACAGGAGGAGCATCCGCACCACCACCTCCACCTGGAGGAGAAGAAGGAGGAGCACCACCACCTCCACCACCCCCACCACCAGGAGGTGAATCGGGGGTAACACCCGAGTCATTTAATCGGGATAATTTAAAAATTCTTTTAGAATCTGAAAGTTTAACTGACGAAGACTCATTTATTGATTTATCCAAAGGAAAGAATTATTTGGGGGAAATAGAGAATCAATTAGGAAAACTTTTAAGAGATTGATATTTATAAATAAAAAAGAAAATGAAGTTCGGAATTTTAAAATCTAAAATAGAAAAAGTATTATTGGAATCATACTCTAATAATACTTTTAAAAATGAATTGAAAAATTTTAAAACAAATGTTTTAGACAAAAAAAACATTGCTAAGATTTTTTATTTATATGATGAGTTAAACTCGAAAAAAGGTCTAAATGAATCATACGTGAATGATTATATTCATGAATGTATTACAATTTATGAGAATAGTCTTAATAAGATTAAATCTTCTGATTTACAGATTTTAAAAAATTGGGTGAACAAAGTTGAGACGACTAATGAATATGAAAATATTGATAACTTATTCTCAAATGATGTTTTAACAATCGAATCAAGAATTAAAAGTAAAAAAATAATTGCGGAATCTTTAAAAAGACCAAGACCAATTGAAAAAGAAATTGTTAAACTCCCTATGAGTACGATGATTAGTGTTGCAAACAAAACAATTCAAAATTACATGGAGTCATTAAATGAATCTGAGAAAAAAGAACTAATTAAATTTTTAAACTCGGATGATAGTGAATTAAAAAATAATTTTGATTCTCTAAAAGAAGGTGTACTAAACAAATTAGAAAATCTTAAAGAGGGTTCTGATTCTGAAACTATGAACAGAATAAATGAAACTATCAATAAAGTTTCCGCTGAGAAATACGACAAGTTAACTTATTTCAAGTTAAAAGGATTAAAAGAAAATCTTTAATCTTGATTGTCCCCAAACTTCTTCTGAACATATTTTGCTTTAGAAATTTGGTTTCTGCGTTTTACTGACGGCTTAACAAAAGTTTTACGGTTATTTAATTCAGTCATTTGTCTTGTTTTAATGACCTTACTTTTGTATTCTTTTAGAGCTCTCTCTAAATTGTTTTTTTTAACGGTGATAATCAACATATATATACAAATATCCACAAAGATAATAAATTTTGACTAATCACACAAATATTCTTATTTTTTAGTAAAATAAACAGAAAAATATGAATATTAATGAAAAAGGGGAAAACCTCTCGAATCCAAGGATTCAAAACAGTCAAAGTACTATACGGTACAGTAGACTCAGTAAATTTTAAATCACTCTATTTAAACATTCAAACTTGGGTAGACCCCATAAAAGATTCTGAAAATTGGAATCGTATTGTTCTTAATTTTAGTAGGTCAATTAAACATGTAATTTATGAAACATTAGACAGGTCTTTTTTTGATGACAAATTTATCGTTGACTTAGACTTAAGGTCAAGTGGTATTACAGTCGGGAAAAAATCCTTTTTGAATTTAGAAATTAATTTATACCTTAAAGAGTTAATCACCGACTTTAAATCAATTAAACTACGAGATGAATTAAAACAAATGGTAAAAAATGTTATACAACATGGTTTTTCTAAAAACGACTATTTTAAATTTCATTTAACTAAAAACGGTAAAACAAAGGAAAGTAAGGTAAAATTAGAAACTCATTAATATTTATTATTAAAAATAGACAATGAGTTTACAAATTATACAACCTGGCCAAACAGGAAAAGGGATATTGATTGAGTATGATGCAGGATATATAAATCCTAAAACCGACAATAATCAATATATCATGGAATCTAAAAATCTTTTGGATTACTCAAAACCATTTGAGTTTTATGCGGTATTACAAAAATACAATACTCCAAATAGAAACGGTAGAATTTACCCTGAAAGAATTTTAAAAAGAGAAGCTGAAAACTACAAAAAGATGATTCAGAAAGGTACATCACTTTCTGAGTTAAACCACCCTGAATCATCTTTAATTGACTTAGATAGAGTATCTCATATTATAACTGATATATGGTGGGACGGACCTGTACTTATGGGAAAACTTAAACTATTAACAAGTCCTGGTTTCCATGAAAGAGGAGTTTGTTCAACTAAAGGAGATTTAGCTGCAAATTATTTAAGACAAGGTGTTACATTAGGAATCTCTTCAAGAGGGGTTGGTTCACTTAAAAAAGTTGGGGAACAAAATGAAGTTCAAGATGATTTTGAATTAATTTGTTTTGACTTGGTATCATCCCCATCCACCCCAGGAGCTTATCTTTTCTTAGAACCCGATGGAAGACATCAGTTTGAGGAGAACTTAGAAGAAGAAAATAGAATGAGGGCAGAAAGAGAAGTTGGACCTTCAGCAAACAAATCTCTTGACTTAATGAAAAAATTATCCGATTATTTAGGATATTAAAAACATTTTATTATGGACGAAAAATATTTCATTGCAAGAGTTACCATCGACATGGTTGACGCAGAATCAGGAAAAGTAAAAAAACAAAAAGAAGAAAAGTTGGTTAAGGGTTATAATCCAACTGATGTAGAAGCAAAAGTAACCAAGGTGTTCGAACATTATACTCAAGATTGGAGAATAACCGCGATTGTTGAAAGTAAGATTGATGAGGTGATAGAATAATTTAAATTTCAATAATTTAATAATCAATTTTAAAAAGGAGGTCTTTGACCTCCTTTTTTGTTTTTCCCAAAAAAGGAAATATTTATATACAAATAAAAAAACTAATTCTGAATAAAGTCAAAAAACGACTTTTTTAGGAATTGGTAATATTTATATATAAAAAATCAACACGCAAAATGGCAAAAGAAAAATCTTTAGTAGAAGAAGCAATCATCCAAATGAAAAATTTGGAAGAAGCGGTTGCTGAAAACGCAAAAGGAATACTTGCTTCAACAATGAAGGAAGAAATCAAAGAACTAGTAAAAGAATCTCTATCTGAACAAGAAGAAGAAGATGCAGAGGTTGAAACAGATGTTGAAATGGAAGAGCCTGAAATGGAAGAGCCAGAAATGGACGACGAAGAAGGTGAAGACATGGATACTGATAATGAAGACGAAGATATGATGGCCATGGACTCTATGGACACAATCGACTTGACAGGTCAATCCGATGAACAAGTTCTTCGTGTATTCGAATTGATGGACCCTGAAGATAAAATCATCGTTAAAAAAGACGGTGCTGGAAATATTAATCTTAAGGATAACGAAACAAACAAAGAATACATGATTGTTCAAGAAGGAGAAGAAGAGGAAATGTTCGAAATGTGGGACGAAGAGAACGAAGGTTATGAAGAAATGGACGAAGAAGATGAGTCTATTGAATCAATCGTATCGAAAGTTTTCGGAGATGAAGATGAAGAAGATATGGATTACGAAGATGAAGAGGACATGGATTTCGAAGACGAAGAAGAAATGGACTTCGAAGAAATGATGGAAGATGAAGACGAAATGATGGAAGAAGAAGAGTTCTACGGTGACGCAGACTTAGAAGACGAAATGATGGAAGGTATGGATTCAGAAACAATCTACGAAATTTCTTTTGAGGATGACGAAGAAGATATGGAAGAAGAAATGTATGAAGAAGACGACTACATGATGGAGTCTAAAAAAACAGTTAAACCAAAAGGCGTTGGAATCGGAAAAGGTCCTAAAAAAGACATCTATTCTAAAAATCCTAATACAAGTGGAGGTTTTAAAGTGGTTAAGAAAAAATCTGACAAGACTATGGGTACAGGAAACGCTAAGAAAGTTAACGTTTACAAAGATACTGAAACTCTTGACGGTGAATTCAAACACAAACCTAAGAAAATGGAGACTAAAGAAGCTTCAAGAACTTATGGTAGTGGTTCTAATTTCAGAAAGGGTGGTTTACCAAAACCAAGAGCTCATTCAAAAGCAAACACCGCAATTAAAGAAGGTGAAACTTTAAGAGAGTTACAAATCCTTAGAGAGAAGAATGAAGAATACAGAAAAGCACTTAACATCTTCAGAAACAAACTAAACGAAGTTGCGGTATTCAACTCAAACTTAGCATACGCTACACGTTTGTTCACTGAACACTCAACATCAAAACAAGAAAAAATCAACATTCTTAGAAGATTCGATGGAGTTGAAACTATTAAAGAATCTAAGAATTTGTATAAGACCATTAAAGATGAGCTTTCAACTACGACAAGTCAACCAATGAATGAGTCTATCGAACGTGTAATTGAAAAAGCACCTTCAACAGGTTCAGCGGTTAACTTAATTGAGTCAAAAACTTATGAAAATCCTCAATTCCTTAGAATGAAAGATTTAATGGGTAAACTAAGATAATAAAAATAAACTAAACTAAAAACAAAAAAACCAATAAAATGGGAGCATTATTAGAATCAGGTCTTGTTGGTAACATAGGTCTTAAGCACCTTAAGGTTATCAAAGAAGATACAATTAACAAATGGGACAGATTAGGGTTCCTAGAAGGTCTTAAAGGCCACCTAAAAGAAAACGTAGCTCAGTTATATGAGAACCAAGCGTCTTTCCTAATCAATGAAGCAACTTCTGACGGTAGCTCAGGTTCATTCGAAACTGTAGTATTCCCTATCGTTAGACGTGTATTCTCTAAATTATTAGCGAATGATATCGTTTCTGTACAAGCTATGAACTTACCTATCGGTAAATTGTTCTACTTCGTACCTAAAATCCAAGGTTACTCAGGTGGTACTGCAGGAGATTTCAGTGGTGACCACTACGCTCCTATCGGTTCTCCTGGTAACTATCCTGGTGACCCATCAAATGGTTACACAGGGGCAGGAGCTTACGCTAAAAACCTTTACGATTTATTCTACGAAGGTAACGAACCTGAATTAGACCCTCCAGGGTTGTTTGACTACTCTAAAGGTCGTTGGTCAGCAGTTACTGTTAATGCAGACGTTGTAGTATGGGAAAATGGAGTATTAACACCTCTTTCAGCTACTACAGTAGACCTTGATGGTTTAAATGTAAGAAAACTTATCGTAAGACTTTGTGGTTTCGCACCAGACGGTCTTGGTAAAATGATTGGTCCTGATGGTAACGAGTATGACACAGAAACTTTCTTGTCTGACCTTCGTTTATTTGCGTCTAATGAGTGTGATTTAGTGAGCACCGCTTCAACTTGTAATCCATTCTATGTAGATGGAGATACTTCAAAACCAAAGTCAATTCTTTTCCGTGTTGTTACACAACAATATGGTCAAGGTATTGTTAACGGTCTTTACACTAAACGTGCAACTGCTACTTGGGCTGACAAAGGAAACGGTGGTACTTATCAAGACATTTGTACTCCTGACGGATGTATCTATTTAGAAATGGATTTATCTTGTCCAGTATGTGCAACATGTGGTGATGGTACTTTAGATGGTTACACAGGAACAACATTTGCTGATGGGGCTACTGCGGCTCTTACAGGAGATACATGTTTAACTGCGGTATTCAGACGTTACGAAGAACTTGAGTTCGAAGATAAGATTGGTGAGGTATCTTTTGACCTTCAATCAGTAACAGTTACTGTAACTGAAAGAAAGTTAAGAGCTCAGTGGTCTCCAGAACTTGCTCAAGACGTAGCGGCATTCCACAACATTGACGCAGAAGCTGAGTTAACGGCTCTTCTTTCTGAACAAGTTGCGGCTGAAATTGACCGTGAAATCTTACGTGACTTACGTAAAGGAGCGGCTTGGAACCTACGTTGGGATTACAACGGATGGAGAAGAGTTCAAGGTTTAACAACTTCTTACACTCAGAAAGATTGGAATCAAACATTGATTACTGCAATCAACCAATTGTCAGCACAAATCCACAAGTCTACACTTCGTGGTGGAGCTAACTGGATTGTTGTATCATCTGAGGTTTCTGCAATCTTCGACGATTTAGAATACTTCCACGTATCTAACGCGTCTCCTGAGCAAGACCAATACAACATGGGTATTGAAAGAGTTGGTACTCTTGCAGGACGTTACCAAGTTTACCGTGACCCTTACTTCCCACCTAACCAAGTGTTAATCGGGCACAAAGGAACATCATTGTTAGACACAGGTTACATCTACGCACCGTATGTACCTCTACAATTAACACCTACAATGTACAACCCATTCAACTTCACACCTATCAAAGGTATTATGACAAGATACGCGAAAAAGATGGTGAACAACCGCTTCTACGCACGTATTACTGTTGATGGTGTTCGTACATTTGATTTACAAGAATTGAGATAATCAAATCTTTAAATAAATCTTTAAAAGGTCAGAGAAATCTGACCTTTTTTTATTATTAAAATTAAATAGTTGTTTTTTTGTAATAATATAATATATTTATATTATATGAATAAGATTATCCCCACAGAACAAGAGATTACTGAAATAAAAAAAATGTTCGTTGATGAACTTAAAGGATTGCGCGAAATATCTAAAAAGTTTGGTTGGTCTACGTTTACAATTAGTAGAATATTAAAAGAGAATGGTGTTAATATTAAAGGGAGCGGAAGAAAATTTTTAGGAGGTAAAAAAGTTTCTGATAAAAAATATCGAGAAAAAAATAAAACAAGACTTTCAGAAAGTCACCAAAAATGGTCTAAAGAAAATAGAGATTATCTTAATGGATATCATAAAGAATGGAGAGATAAAAATATAGATAGACATAGAAAAAATAAAAGAACTTACGAAAAAACTCGTAAAGCAAACGACCCCATTTATAAATTAATTAATAATTTCAGAACTGCAATCTACCAAGTATTAAAAGAGAATAATGTACAAAAGAATGGTCATTATTTTGAAGTTCTAAAATATTCTCCTGAAGAACTTATTGGTCATTTGGAAAACCAATTTAAAGACGGTATGACATGGGGTAACTATGGGGAATGGCATGTCGACCACATATTACCTATTTCAGTGTATAATATACAAGAAATTGGTGACGAAGAGTTTATGAAATGTTGGTCACTATCAAATCTTCAACCAATGTGGGGAAAAGAAAATATAAGAAAATCAAATAAAATTATGGTTTAAATATTTTTTCTACAATACCATCACATTTTCTTAAATAAATTCCTGTCGGTACTTGATTAATATCAATTTTTACTCCTGACAAACTAAAATATTCGAACTCGTCACAACTACTATTTGTATCATCAGGTTGAATTGCTATTATATTGAAGTATTCTTTAACTCCATCATAATCTGTTTGACTTAACCTATAATAATTTACATGGGTTCTTACATAACTATAATCTTTATATTCGTATGATAGTGTTGTGTTTGAATTACCTGCGGCATTAATGGTTGATACTGTAATCCAATCTTGACCATTAATACTTCTTTCTAAAGTGAAATGTGAGTTATTTATTTCAGATGCGGTTGACCAAAATAATTTATTATAACTAACATTATTTGTTCCGTCAAAATTAATTAATTCAATTGGTAATGGAGTACAATCAAATATTTCATATAATTCAAAATCATCGAACCACCATTCTTCACCTGCGGCATTTACTCTTGCCAAAACATCAACGGCTATTTGTGTAATTCCTGGAGGTATTGTAAGTGTTATAACAGAATAACCATCACCTGTTGTTGTTCTATTTCCTCCCGCAACGGGTGAGTATGTGGTAAGAGCTCCGTTTGAGGTTTTATTAATTACACCATTTGTATTGTAATCCCAAAATGCGTTTGAAAATCCCCTGATTCTTATTTCTGAAGTGTACGTAACCTCACCGTCAGTTGATATCTGAACTTCAATTAAATCAGGACTTGTTCCCCCGTCAACGCCTCCTGAAGTTGCGGAAGATGAAAATTTATATGATGCAAGTCTAAATTTAAATTGATATGTACTAGTTGGGTTTAATCCCGTTATATTTGGTAAAACATACCAATTCTGTTCAATTGCAGAAGTTCCTGAACCTAGTCCATATATTGCGGCACTTGTTGTTGGAGATGTTGAGGCATTTGTATAAAACCCTGAATTTGATTGTAATAACCACCAATCCCCAAACCAATCGAATGTTTCCATTCTATCATTTGCAACTAATGTGGTACATGTTTGTGAAAATGACGTTAAACTTAACATCATTAATACTACTATTAAGATTAATTTTTTCATATTTCAAAACAACTTTATAAATAAATATAATTCATATACAAACAAATTAAATTAAGAAAAGTTTATTTGTACTTTTTTTATTGATTACGATATTTATTAATAAACAAAAATGTTATGAAGAACTTATTTTCTATAAATGAATCTGAAAGAGAAAGAATTCTTGGAATGCACGAATATGCAACAAGAAAACAATATTTAAAAGAATCTGAAGAATTGGATGAAATTGATTGGGGTAAAGTTGGAACTGCAACTGCGGCGGGAGCGGCAGGTGGAGCGGCTTTCGCGGGTGTCGGTGCTATTCCTGGAGCTATCATAGGTGGAGCAGCTAACCTTATTTATCAAGCGTTTAGTGGTCCTGGGTCAAAAGACGCGGCACAAAAAATTACACAGGGTTGTAATGCTAAAGGTGTTGGTGAAACAACAATGGATGACTCCGCAATTGACGGAGTTGTTGACCAATTATGGAACGCAATGGAAGGTTTAGGAACTGATGAGGCAGCAATCGGTAAAGCTTTTGGTTCACTACAAACAATTCCTGATTTATGTGCGGTTGTTAAAAGATATGCTGAGAACCACCCAGGATATACACTATTTAATGATTTAGATGGTGATATTGATGATGATTCTGAATGGAATAAATATGTTTATCAACCTATGATTAAATCATACAGAAGAACACAACAAATTATTAAACAAGCTCAACAACAACAAACAAATCCTGACCAATCAACAAAAGGTGGTGATGTTGCTACAAACGCACAAAAATGTGGTTGGGGTAATGATGTTGAGGGATATAAAAACTCAGGATGGAAATGTCCTAAACCAGGTTCTAAAATGCAATCAGGAGGTGGAACAGGAACATCATTAGCACCAAGAATTAAATCAGTTCAAAAACAAGTTGGAGTTACGGAATCAGGTACGATGGACCAAGCAACGATTGACGCGATTTATAATAAACTTAAATCTACACCAACAGGTCCTGCAACATCTACAAACGTTGTTGGAGGTGAAGCATAACAAAATAAAAAAATATACGACAATGAAAAGAATGACAATTTCAGAATCAGAAAAAAATAGAATCATTAATATGTATTCACCTTCCAAAGGAAGAATCAACGAAGCGACCGCAACTGAGTTACAACAATTATTAAATGATACTTTTAAAGCGGGATTAACTGTTGATGGTAAATTAGGTTCTAAAACAATTGCTGCAATCGAAAACGCATTAAAAGGTAAAACTGCAACACAAGGAGGCGAAGTTGGTAAGTTACCAACTAAACCAGCGGAACAACTTCCGACTGGAGCATCTTTAGGAACTCAACCAACTACAGGTAAAGATGGTAAAGACACAACTGCGGGAGAAGGTGCGGACTTCTAATAAAAAAATTAAATCACAATAAAAAAGGTCAGTTATAAAACTGACCTTTTTTTATGACTCTTCTTTTCCTAAGACTCTAATACACTTTGAGATTACTTCGGATTCACCCAATGAGTATACTCCTGAGTGATATGCGTGTTTAACTGCTTGTACGAGTATATAAGTTGCGTGTGGTTTGTCCATTGTACTTAAAATCGTATCTAAATGATTTTCATCTACAAGTGGAACTGTATTAAATAATTTACCGAATAGTTCTTCTTCCATTTTTTGTTTCTATGTGATATTTATAATAATAAGGAAAATAATTTGAAATGTTAAGAGATACCATTAAAAAAGTTCTTAAAGAAGCCACAAGTGAAACAGGTGCAAGAGGTTCATATAATCCTCCTTTTAGACCTGGATTTAGAAAATGGTTAAAAAATAGTTTAGACCCATTTAATCAACAAATTTCAGATTATGTTAACGCAAAAAATAATTACGATTCTTTAGACGGAATAATGAGTAAAAACAATAAAAATATTGGGGGTAAAGAAAAGATTTCTAAAAAACTAAGTAATCAAGATTTTAAAATTCAAAATAGAGAAGAAGGTGAAGACGAATTTGCGGATAAATTTAAGGTAGTTAAACAAAAAGTTAATAACAAAAAAAATGTTAGTGAATGGATTGAAATTACTGACGATTTATTAAACGAAGATTTGGCGGTTTGGTTTGGTACAAAAAAGAAACCTAAAGGTAGTAAACAACCTAAAGGTCCTTGGGTTAATATTTGTAGAAAAAAAGAAGGCGGAGGACATCCTCCATGTGGTAGACCTGAAGCAACTGATAAAGGATATCCTAAATGTAGAGCGGCAGGTGTTGCATCAAAGATGACTGACTCACAGAAAAAAGCCGCTTGTGCTCAAAAAAGAAGAGCGGAAAAAACAAATCCTAAAGGTGGTACAGGTAACAAACCTAAAATGGTGAGTTACAAACCAAGAAAAAAACAAAACGAATCTGTTGAAAGATTAGTTAGAAATGTCTTGAGAAGTTTGATTTAATTTTTCAATCTTATCTTTTATATTTCTTAGAGAGTGTTGAATCTGACGCATGATTTCAGATTCATATTCCTCTCTTATTTTTTCAGTTTTTGAATCGTACATAGTACAAATTCTATCCCAATCTCTTTCCGATAGTTTCACATCATAATGGTAAACGTGGTTAGTTACGCTGATGTTTCTATCTTCTAATATAATAAACAAACCTAATTGTTCATTTTTTATATATCTCTTCATCGAGATTGGTGCTATCAGAAATTTAGAAGTAGGGTGGGAAATTAAACTTCTACAAATTGATAGACAAACGGATTCTGCCTCAGTATTCTTTCTCTCTTCCTGTAACCACTTATACCTTGACTTTAATTTCCATTTCACATAAAATCTTTTTGTCAACCTTTTCAATCCTCTAAACATATCTTTAAATTTACAATACCACAAATATAGGAACATTAATTTAGTTATTCAAACTGATTTGTAAAATACTTAAAAATTTTTTCCAAGTATCTTCATCATTCTCATTTCGTCCTATATTAGCAGAATAACAACATAATACAACATTATCTTTTGTGTATCCCTTATTTCTGTCAATCCTATAAAGATAAAAAAAGTGGTATAAAAACCACTTATTTCTTTTTCCATTTACCACCTTTTGATTTATATCGTTTGGCGGCAGCTCCATTACAATAAGCACTTGGACAAACTTTATATCTTTGTTTTGCCCATTGTAAACAACTTTGCCAAAGTGATGGATTTGTAGGAACATTTTTTTTCTTTTTTTCAGATAACTCAGATTCCATCATTACCATTTCTTCTTCATCGTCCATATATTCATCTCCACCATTTGTTTGATTCATAATAAAATCAAATACTTGGTCCATGTTATTTTTTGCTTCCGCAATATGGTCTTGTGCCCAATCATGACCGTCTTCTAATATTCCTTCTATCGTGTCTTGGTCTAAGTCTAATAAAAGATTACATTGTCTTTCCATCTGTTCTAAATTACTAAAGAACATGTATCGATTACTCATACCTTCATGAGACTCCATTAAATCATCATTACCCTTGGCTTTATCTAAGTAATCATATGCACTATCACCATAGATATCATATAATCTTTTGAAGATTAATGCGGGGTTCTTTCTCATGTATCTAAGAACATCCATTGGGATGTAAGCTCCATATTTTTGACCAAACATAGATTTTACGTCTTTCTCTCTTGGTTGAGTACCTATTTCAGGCTCAACTGTAAAGTCAGATTCTTTAACCATTTTTTTGATTAGAGAATTAAGTTCTGTTTCTGTTAATCTAATTTTTCTTTTCATATTATTAATTATTTAATCCGAACATTCCACCTAAAGCAACTGCGTCTAACAATGTTACTTGTTGACCGTTAGGTCTTGTCCATACAGGGTGAGGAGGAACAATTAATGTTGCGGTTGTTCCTGAACCACAACAATCTTCACATATTTGACAAACCAAATATTCAGTACCCGCTGATACAGGTAATCGTTCACTATTTAATCTACATAAAGATTGATTTAGGAAGAAATCTCCAGGTTCAAATAAAGGATGTACATTATCGATAGGACAAGCATTAATCACCTGATAACAAACACCATTTTTATCACTAAGACAAGATAATGGTAGTGAAAAAGGAAAACCTACAATTCGATACCATACATCTAAAGTTATGTTGTATTGTTCTTGTTGTAATGTTTCAGTGTTGATTAATGTAATACCTATAGTCGCTCCTGATTGACATTCTTCACAACTTGAATACACAACACCATTTGATTCTAATTTAAATAAATCACCGTAGTTTTCTACAGTGTAGTTATCAACAATTTCAAAACATAACCAATCTGAGTTACCGTATTGAGAACGGACATAATTTCCAATAATAAAAGTACCTGCTGGTGCAACTAAAATAGCCTCATTACCTGTTATACAGTCTATACAAACAAAAGATTCTACAGGAGTACTTAAACATTCTGTACAGTCATTAAAATTAAGTATACTAGGATATTCTGTTATATTTAGAAATGAGTCGTTAGTAATTGAGTTTGTATCTGTAACTTCACAACATGCGCTTAATACAGGATTGAAGAAAGTTTGACCTACAGTTAAAAGTTCATTTGTACTTGAAGACCCATTAACAAATTGATTAGATGTTTGAGTTTGGAATATTCTAACATTAGAACCAAACCATATATTATTTGACGTATCTAACGCCATTCCATAAATGCTATTAATACCGTATTGATTATCAAAATTTGTTACAGACCTTACTAAAGTGTCGGTAGTCAAATCAAAAATATAGATATGATTACAATTAACGTCAGTGATGTACAAAAGATTAGTAGATGGTTCAATTTTAATTTTTTGTTCATCTGTCACACAATTCGGACTATAATTTACGTCAACAAAACTAATTGTGGTGTAATTAAATTTGATATACCTTGAAGCATTTGTTGCAATGTAAATAGTAGTATTAATATAATCTACATCTAAAGACAATGGTTTTCCTGTTAAACCATAAGTGTTAATTAAGGTATAGCTTAAATCATAAACCTCTAGTTGTTGATTACTATAGTTTAAACAATAAATTCCTGTACCAATTCTAACAACATCAGTATATCGTGCGGATGAACTACCAAATATAATATAAGACATCCCTAAGTAACTCGACCCTCCAAAAACAGCGATGTTAGGAACACCAGTATTTGCGAACACTACATAAAATTTAGAACCAATAGGGTCAAAATAAACTTTTTGACCACTAAACAATGGAACTGATATTGAATTACTAAGATTAATATTATTATAGTCAAAAAATGTGACTTGGTTAGTCGATAAATTTGAAACACAAATAATCCCATCGGTTTCATTTATTGCAATACCCCAAGGGTTGACCAAAACTGGTACAGAATTTTCTTCCCAACTCAAAGTACCTAGATTATATTTTGCAATTCTACCTGAATTTTGAAAAACCGCAAATAATTTATTTGAGGAGTCAATAGTTATTTCTCTGGATAAAAAGTTAAAACCAGCTCCATTTGTATTAATTTGATTTACAGGTTCAAATACTTCAATTTCTTCACAAGTAACAAAATCAAATTCTATACCGTAACATTCCAAACAATCTTCACAATTATTTTGAGGGTCAAAGTTTGCAAGTTCATTTACAGTTATAGGTTCTTCAGGTGGTACAACATCAGGAAGAACTGTATAACATCCATTAGCGTTTGATAAATGTGTTGAATTATCTGGTTGAAATAATGAGGACGCCCAAACAATTTGAATTTCATCAGAATCTATACAGTTTTGTAGTTTTTTCTTTTCGGCAACATTTGCCAAACAATCATCACACTTAATTCCTGTCTCGTCTGGTTTACCCAAATCTGTCACTAATAAACCTGTTATTGCAACATCTCCAACTTGTCCTTTAACTGTTCCACAATATTGTGTAATACCAAATAAATCTGTGAAAGTAATTAAATGGTCTTGAAAACCTGTTGATGGAAATGCGATATAATATGGTTCATTAGAATCTATACAGTCATAAACCTCATGAATTATTGGTGAATTATTTAAACAATCTTGACAGTCAGTTCTTGATGAATATGATAAAACTCCTGTGGGATTAAAATCAAAATTTGATGATAAAAAACCAGATACTGAAAAACATGAAGTTAATCTAATTGACCCTCCAAAATCATCTAAAATAATCACTTCCATTAAAAAGACATCATCTATAGACGGTGTAGGGGTAATATCACCTATATTAATTATTATTTGACCATATTGACTATCAAAACAAGTTCTTAATAGGATAAAATTAGCGTTGGCTAATTCACACTCCTCACAACCTAAATAAGGAGTGCTAAATGTTAAAGAATCCGCAGGTCCTGATTGAACATCTTTAATGTTTTTTACTGAAAAACAACCAACTATTTGTTGTTGTTTTGGAGGTTGACCTGTAGTACCTGATATAAAATATGTTTGACCTACCGAAATTGAAGTTACTGAATTATCTATTAATAAATCATAACCAAAACCTTTACCACAAGGTTCTACATATACTCTTTGAAATGCCATTTTAAATTTTATTTATAAATATCTCGCTTAAGCATTTAATCCAAACATTCCTCCTAATTGTACCGCGTCTAATAAAACAACGGCATCACCGTTAAGTCTTGACCAAGTTGGATGAGGAGGTTTTATTACAGTTGCAGTTGTTCCTGATTGACAACAGTCCTCACATATCACACATACGGTATATTCAGTTCCTGCCGATACTGTTGTTGGAGGTATGTCAGGATTAAACGTTCGACACACAGGACAACTAAAATAATCTGTCACAGGGATAGATAAACGTCCTGTTGGTGGTTGAGGACAAGGTTCAACTACGGTTCTACAATAACCTTCAGCATCAACAAAACAATTGAAAATGAAATTATCATCTCGATTAAATAAAAATTCTGTATATGATGAATATGGAACATTTACAATACTAAATTCTTGAGTATCACAATTTACAGTTCTTACACCAATCTCTCTGTTACTTATACAGTCCGTACAGTTATTATATATAATTGTATCACCATTAACATCTCGTTCAGAATTGTATGTCACTCTAGGAAGTCTACCCGTACTATTAAGTTGAACACACAAAAATTCAACCTCACCATACATTATTTTTACTATGTCACCATCTTGGGCGTTCATATCCGTTAAAACTCCTACAGGTATTCCTGTTAAACATTCTGTTGCAGGAAATACTTGATATTCTAATACAGTATCACAAACACAAGGTTGTACACTTGGTAAAGATTCTGGTCTAATAGGTGACCCCGTTGATAAACCTAAAATAATACAACATTTATCTTCAAAAGGATTTATAAAAGAAAAACCATTTGGTAATATTTGATTTGTTTGAATCACTCCAGCAGGAGTTGTTGGGTCATCACAAGAAGCATATTGATATATAACTCCATTACAAGTAAGACAAGATTCGCAACTACTATGAGGTTCATAATCTAAGTACCCTACAAAACTTATAGGGTCTGATGTCTCTCCCATAATTTTAAAACAACCCCCACCTAACTCAAAATTAGTTGACTCCAAACCAAATAATAGAGACGCCCAAACTACTTGTTGGTCTGTATCATCTACACAATTTTCAATTAATACTTTTTTATTTACATTTTCTAAACAAGTATCACAACAAGATTCAAAACGACATGGACCGTAATCAGTGACAAAAGTATATGTTGCAACATTTTCAACGGTCAGACCGCGAACAACACCACAAAATTCATTAATTCCATCAGTATATGAAATTAAATGTCCTGAAGGAAAATCATAAGGTAAATAAACATACTCAATTTCGTCAACTGTCACGCAATTGGAAACTTCATAAATAAACGAAGAGACTGTTAAACAACTTTGACAGTCGGTTTGAGCAGTATAATTTAAATCATTTACAATTTGTTGACCTATAGATTGTAGTTGAGCAGTAATTTGAACATATTCTGCGGTACTTACAGTTACTATTTTAGATTTATTAAAACACCCTTTTTGTAATGTACCGTTATTTAAAAATTCTATATATAAAGCTTGTCCAGTGTCTCCTGTAGAAATTGAATAAATTTCCAAATATTGTGATTCTGTTAAAGCACTTACATTAATAAATAAAACTTCAAAAACAGTTTGGTAACATGGGTTTAATTGTATTAAACCATTATTATTACTTACACAATCATAACAACTTGTATATTGTTGTGTGGCAAATAAACCACTTCCAGGACTATCAATATTGGACACTGTCTCAACACATATTCTTTGAGTGAAAAATTGGTCAAATGGGTCAGTCATCCCAACCCAATATTCACCTGAATTTATAATGTTACCATTGAAATCTATATCTTTTTCATCTAAGTTTACACAATTTATTGAATTCGCTGCCATAACTATTTATAATTTACAATTTGAAATTTTATTTGTTTTTTATAGGTGTTAACCTCGTTAGAACTTTTAACTTGTATATCGATATAATACTCATTTGGTATTTTATCTCTTGTATCAAAAATGAAATAATACTCATTTGGTGTTCTATTTATTTTTGTCCAATCTTGAACCTGTACTTCAGTCTGACCTTCTCTAACATATATCCTATAAAAAGCCTCTACTTTTTGTAAAAGTTTATTTGTAGTATATGCCTGTTTAATTACAACCCCAACTTTTCTTATGTCAGTATTAAAGATTTTTTCATCTTGTTTAATTCCGTAATAATCAAAACCATAAAGTTTTGGTTCTTGAGATTCAGTTCCAATTTGAATTGAATTTTTAAACGGATAAAGGGTGAAATCATTTAAAATTGGATTTATTGGAAATCCATTTAAACTTAAGTTTTTCCATTTATCTGAAAATGTACATGGTGTCTTATAACTATTAAGAGCTGGTACAGTAACTTCATAAACTCCTCTTGTTTTTTTACAAGTAGGGAGATTAGATAATATTACATCGCCACCGTTGTCTAAGATGTCGACAGTAGGATTGAAGTCTAAATTAACAGGATTTCCATTATCATATAGATAAAGGTATAAATGATTAACTCTACCTAACGTAAAGTTATTTCTATCATCATCAATAAAGTCATTATAGTTTGTCTCTAAATAAGGTTCATAAAATGTTTGGGTATGACGAGTAAAGAATTGTGTTTCATATATATCAGTTAATCCTGTAATGTTTTCTAATTGTGGTTTATAAGCAATTACCCATCCCGATACGTTATTTAAAACTCCATTTAAAATATCGTTTATTTCACCTGTCATATCAAACTCGATATTTTCATCACCAAATTCAAAATGTTGTTCAGCAACCTTTGTTAATGCTGAATAATGAATGGTATTACCAGTTCCTGAATTTGTGTTGTCATATATACCATTTGTTGTCCAAACACCTAATGTTGTTGTTTGATACCAATTAGATGGTCTATCTGAAAAGTTTTTATCAAACTCACTATAATCATAAACCAAGTCAGCAAAATCATAACCAACCCCTTCATCCCATAATTGAGGTCTATCCATATCATCATTAATATAAGGAATTCTAAGAAGAACAAGGTCAAACGATGTTGCTCTCATTCTGCCTTGTGAAGTTCTCGTATTCAATAACTCACGGTCAAAAGAAGAGGTGTTAACCATTCTAAGTGTGTGTTTTGGTTTTTCATTACAATCAAGAGAAATTGTACCATTAGTTACTTTTTCTTTTAAAAGAGTCAAATCCAAATCAAATATAAATCGGCTATACCCATTAGGATATTGAGAAGTTGCTAATGAACCAAAAAATAGTTCAGTCACAGGATTTCTTCCTGTGTTTGTGAAGCTATTAGATATAATAGTGTTATTTTTACTGAAATACGAATTATTAATTGACATTAAACGTTGTTTGTTTAATAAATATCAATTAATTCGAATATTTTGATTTAGAATTGTATTTTCAGCGTCTGCTAATATTTGGTCAATTTCTGTGCTTGTCTGACCATTACCTGCGGCAACAGGAACAGGAGGTATTGTTGATTCGGGATGCACGTGTCCTTTTAAGTAGGAAAACATTTTTCTAAGTAAAATCATTAACTCATCACCTCTTACAGTTGGGTAAGTTTGTGTTTGAATACTTTTTTCACTACCAATAAATTTTTCTTGTGGAATACCATATAAAGTTTGACTTAAACTAATTTGACCTTTAGGACCTGCAGAATCTTGTGATAGTAAATAAAGTCTTTGACCTCCTAAAACACCATAAGTAATAGAACTTTGAGTGTAATTTGCTGGAGTAACTGTCTCAGTAACAACTTCAGAACTAGGACCTATCTTAGGTTTACCATTATTATTTTCTGAAACCAAAAAGAAACCACTTTGTTTAATACCATCGTTAATTTTTATTTTTTTATAAAACCTTTTAAAATTAACTAATTCAGCAATATCGTTTGCGGTAGATGCGGTTGTAAATTTGTTACCCGTTTCATAAGTTAATTTTGATGGTGTGACAATAAATGGGAATTGGTCAACCACATTTGGTGTTGAGGGTAATAAAGGATAGTTTGGGTCGGGTTGAATAAAACTGTTAAAAACACCTTGTATAGTTTTGTTAATTATATTAACCGCAGTTTCAAAAGAAACTGAGTTAAAATTAATACCACAAAGAAATGTATAATTTGTTCCTTCAGATAATTTAGTTATTGTATCGGATTTAAAATTTTGAGTATTAACCGATTCAGAAGGTATTACGTTATAAAATTTAACAGAACCATTAAAAACATCTTGGGTATTTTCTAAATTCATAATATCCCACACAACCATTTTTTTAACGACTTTTACAATTTCTTTAAGTCTTGCAAATGATTCAGGGTCTTCTAAATTTTTTGTCTGAGGAAAATATGATAGTTGTAAAAACGACCTAAGAGGATTACCCGCAGGTAACTGAGTTGATTTAAGAGTTTTAGTTTTTCCCGCTCTTATTAAAACTTCATCTTGTTTTACAATAACATCGGCACTACCACGACCTAAAAGAGAATTATCACCAGGTTCAGGAAATACCCCGAAACTATTTTTATTTCTATAAGTTCCATCAGTATTTTTAATACTTAAACCTTGTTTTATTCTGTCACCCGTAGCTAAAAACTTTTTAGAACCTTGGTAGTATTCAAAAGGAGATAACATAGGTGAAGAATACGGTCCTTGAATATAGAATTGGTTTTGAAAAACAAATTTTTTATTTTGATAAATGATATTAACGTATTCTCCTTTTTTTGGTATTTGACTTAAAAAAAACGGTAATAAAGGTAAAAATATTAAAGGGTCTCTACTTGACCATTTATCTTTTTCCTCACTCCAATTTGGAACTGAAGCGATGATATCTCGGTAGACTTCTGTTTCTGGCATAACCCTTAATCTACCAAGCATCATTGGGTCTTGGTCATCCAAGACGATACCAGGAAATATGATTTGATATTGATTGTCGTTAGTTATATTCATTTTTTAACTCTACCTTCGTATTCTTTTAAAATTAAATTGTATGTTGTTTCTAATTTATCCAAATGAGTAGATAATCTCAAAAGAGTTTCTTTTGTTAAATTAAAATCTTCTTGGATAAAATCCATAGCAAATGTTAAATCCTTGTTTGAATGGGATTTATAATCTTTTACTATTTTTAGTACTTTTTCCGCAGTTTCTTTTTTTGTCATATTTTTACATTTTTTTACCAAAAGCACTTGATGGAACTGTTAATCCTGCAGGTGTAATACTAAGAGCACCAACCGCAACTTGAACTTTACCATTTTCAGATTCTTCTTTAGCTTGAGCTTTCATTTGAGCGAATTTAGAAAGTACATTTAAGTTGGGGCTTCCGTCAGGCATAGGACCTGTAGGAATCCCTAATTTTTGCATTTCTTCTATAGTACCAATAAAGGCTCTTGTTTCAGAATAACCGTCTAAGATTTGGGAGGCAAAAAGAAGTGGTAATGGTACTTCACCACCCCATCCTGAAGCGACGATATTCAACAACTGTAATAGTTCATCAATAACACTTTTACACTTCCTCCAATCGGATATAAACTGTGCAATTAAAAGTAACAATTGGATTAATTTCAAAATCATAATAATTCTTTTGTCGGCCTTTTCTCTTGCCAAATCCATTATCACTTGTTGGATTAAATTTTGAATGTCTCTTTTTATTAAATTAAATAATTCCTGAACAAATAGTGAACCTACTTTAGAAACTAAGTTTAATACAAATTTTCTAAAAGTTTTCGCAAATTGTTGGAACGAATCAATACCATCAATCGCACTTTGTCCGATAGCCTTTAACATGGTCATAATCGGTAACAAAATTTTTGGAGTTAAAAGAGCGAATATTAACCCTTGTGCTAATAACTTAATAAAGTTAAAATCAACTGACGCTTGAATATTTGCTTCAATCCCTAAACCATTAAGTTCAGGATTATTGGCTAAAACATTAGTCACTTGGTCAGACGCGTTTTCCAAATCTGAATCAGGTACAAAATTTAAGTTATTTAGAGCATTTAATATTGATGTAGAGTCTACAGGGATATCTACATTACCACAATCCTCAAATTGTATTACACCTTTTTTTATGTTAGCAATTCTAAGGTCTATATTTCTTAAATCAATTTCAGTAAATTCAAAAAAAGATTCATCAATACCGTCCAACTCAGATACTTTCGCAACACCACTAACATCAATTTCTTTTACAGAATCAAAACACAACCCAAGTATTCTTTGTAAAATTAACATGAATTTACTTGCGTCCTCGGCTTGTACTAAACCAACGTTCGCCTGAATTGAAATTGCTCCACATAACGCCTCCATAATTTGGGCGATAATATTAGTAAAATCAACTAATTTGATTGTCTTGTAATAATCAACTAAGAATTCACCAACCTTGTTAACATTACCAATCCTGTTAGGTAAGGTTACCTTAAACCAAGGACCTGTTTGTCCTATGTTATCTGTCTCAACATATTGTATATCGAACAATGGTTGAGTAGACGCTCCTAAATACAACTGACCATTATCCACAGAATATGGTTGTCCACTTTGTATTCTTTGATATAATTCCCTATTCATTGAAAATGGGAATGACTGAATGGCTATTGGATTTTTTTCGTATAAAACTTTACCTATTTCATCTGCAGGGTCTTTTTTTAGCATTGACCCTAAATCAACCGATGAAACTTTTATGTATAAGACCTGTGCATTAAATACTTGTTGTTGGTCACAACCAACCGCGTTAATCGCTTCTTGTCGTAAAATTTCTAATATTTTTGGCTCAATGTTTTTTAAAGCCTGTAACATTAGTTTTTTTATGTACTTAGATGAATTACTTCCTTTACCTCCTGTAACGTTATTTAAATCTAATAACTGCTCAAATTGAGATTTAATCTGTTTTTGATATTTTTTAGTATCTTTTTTAAAGTTATTGATTTTTTCAGTAACTTCAGATTTCTTTTTATCAAAACTTTCTCCTTTTCTTTTTTTCGCCTTATCATAATCCGCTTTAGCATCTTTATATGATTGAGTGGCTTTGACTTTATCCTGAATCGCCTTATAATCCGCATTTAAATCTAATGAAGCCATTTTTACTTATTCATTTTGTAACTACCGTCAGATTTAGAAATATCTTTTTCTAACAAGTCTTTAATTATCTCATCATCGATGTCAATATCGGAAATAGAAAATGACTCCTTACTTGAACTTTGTTTTTCCCAAATACTTGATTGCAACTTAGACAACGATAATTTTTTATCTACACAGTCATTTATAATTTTTTGTTGTTTTTCAATTACAGGACCAATTAGAGTCATGTCCTCAGGCTCTTTCATCATCGACAACATTTTATTTTGAATTCTTATTGCAGTATTTCTCTGCTCAACAAGTTCATTATAAATCTCTTGCATCAATGAAAGAATGGATTCTTTTGATAAATTAATTTCTTTTTTTTGAGGTCTTCCCATAATAATAAATAGTTATTCTGTAATTTTATTTAGCCATTTTATCAACCAAGTTCACATATATAACTTTGTATTTTTTCATGGAACTTCTTATTTCTTTGGTAGACAAGTTTGTCATTTCTCTTAATGACAAAAGAATAATATTTTTATTAAATTTGTTATTTGAACTCCCTTCAAAAATACTGTCGTAGTTCTCAAATAAATCATATAAAGCGTAACCTAACTTAATTTCATTTTCATTTAGATTACCTTCTTTCAAGAATTTATCTAATTCTGTAAGAAAATTTCTTATTACTAATTCCGAATCAACAGAATCAGAATCTATGGAATATGAATAGTCGGTGTTATTTTCAAGTATGGGCGAAATATCTTCATAAGATATTTTTCTATTAATTTCCTTTTGGTCTTTAATTATTTGACCCATCAAATAATTCTTACAGATAGTACCAAAATAAGAATAAGCCTTCTTCTCTTTTGAAGGCTTAAACTTATCGATTTTAGTCATTAAAAATGAATGAGTGTCAGTATGGATTTCGTAAAAATCCATATCTTTTCGATACAATTTATACCTTCTTATGATAGAAGATATCATCTTATCCAGAGGTTTTCTCAAAAAATCGTTGTAGATTTTATTTTTTTCTTCCATAGAATCGGTTTCTAAAAATCTGATAACCGCTAATTCCTCTTGGACATCAAAATAATTTGCTTGTTTTGGTTTTCTACCTTTCTTTTTTGTTAATACATCTGTTGCTCCCGTTAAAACATTAACTTCACTCATTAAACTTCGGAAGGTTCGTATTTTATGGCTCTGTCATTGATGAAAAAATATTCTTTCTTAGCCGACTCAACCCAAAATTTAACCTCATCCTCAGATAACACATTGTCACCATTTTTGTAATTCCAAAAAATAGAACCTTCTCTTAGGTTTACATGTTTATACCCTATTCTTGGAATAGACATGAATTTAACATTATTATGTGTCATTCTTAAAAAGAATTCGTAGCCAAACGTAAGTTTGAAACTTGGTTTAATTAAACCAAAATCAATAAATTTTGATTTTTTAATAACCATACCTGATATTTGGAAATTTTGGTAAGTTTGTAATGTTTCATTTGTCAACATACCCATATCAGATGCAATGTTTAATGCAAACGTTGCTTCATTTGTAAAACCAGCGAATTGGTTTTTTTCATCAATATCGACAACAATTGGTAAGAATGCGTCAATTTCAGGATATGATTCTGAATATAGTTTAACGTTTTTAATCCAAATTTTAGAGTATTCATCATCAAATTCAAACAATGAAATCCAATTACCTGTAGAAACTCTAACTCCGTGATTAATTTGTTCCGCGTAGCTTGGCGGTTTTGTCCAAACTTCTCTTTTAACATTTATATCACCGAAATTAAATCGGTCTAAAAACTCTACTAATGCGGTTTCGTCTGTATGAACAATGATTAGTTCTTTAATTTGTAAAGTTTGTATTTTAATAGATTCAATCGCTTTTTCAAAAAGTTCATCAAATCCTCTAGCCGCTGCCGACTTAATTGGTAGTATTACCGAGATATCGAATTTTTCCATAATTTTATTCTTCTATTGTTGTAAATTTATTTAATTGTTCTTCAAATGAAGTTAATCTAGTGTTTATATAACTTTCAAAAACTTCAGATACTTTAGAGTCAAAAGTTTCTTTTGTTGGTAGTTTATCAACAGTGTTTTTCATTTCAGTCAAAAGAGTTTCATTAATATTATCTTCTAACCAATTTTGAAGAAAGTCCGCAACAAAATCTACAAGTTGAGTTTTATTGTTTATCCAAAGACCATTATCTTCACTCATCCAATGAGGAAGTACATTTGGTACTAAACCTAAAACGGGTACTCCTGATTTCATAGATTCTAATGGAAATGTACCATAACCACTTGTTTCGTCAATCCAAATTGATAAGAAACTATCCTGAAACGCTTGTGCGAATTGGTCTTCAGTTAGACTCTTCATATCTCTAAACGTTACCCATCTGTATTGAGGGAACTTTAAATAAAAAGATTTAACTAAATTAGTCGTGTCTCTCTGTTCTCTTGAATGAATTGTTATAATAGGTTTAGATGGTTTAGTTTGTTTTTTATATTTGTCAGAAATAAAAGGTTCAATAACGTCAAATGAAACATTTCTCATAACATTTGAAATGAATTCTTTTTGGAATTCAGAAGTTGTTATACATTTATGGAATCCTGTTTGACCCCAAGTCATACCAGGTTGTAATGTTTCTAACATGTGGTCATAAGCTTGACATAAGACAATTTTACCACAAGGAAGTTTTGATAACTGTGCCATTACAAAACCATACAATTCAGGGACAATGATGAAGTCTTCAGGTGAGACTTCTAAATTTTCGCCCTCAATAGATTTATGAGGTAAAGAATCCATATATTCTTTTCCTAACCATCCTGCAACACCTGTGTAGTCAGGTTTTTCATGTAGAATAATAGGATTAAAACCACTATTAAGTAGTGACATTCCTAAATTATAGATATACGCGATAGAAGCCTTTGCGTTACCTTTGGTGTCTTGAACCAACAAATAAATTTTACTTTTTTTGTTTTTTAAGTTCTCAATTGATTTTTCTAATTTTGATAAATTTTCTTGATTCATTTTTTTAATATTTATTTAGTAATTTTTTATTAAGGAGGGTATTGAACGCTAGTTTAAATGGTATCGATAAACCTGACGCTTTAGAACCCAAGTTTTCATCAACTTCTTCACTTTCGGTTAATAATGTTTCAGTTAATGCTTTAACCATATCATATTTAACAACGCTTATATGATTTTCAGGAACCCCTGTATAATCTTTTGGGGGTTCAACATTGATGTAGTCCTCGATTTTGTCTAAATCGAGATAATAATTTTCTCCTAAAATTTTTAACATAGTACTGTTTCATTTATTTTAGATTCTAATTCTCTAATAGACGTAATTGAGTGAAAAGAATCAACTTGTTTATTATATATTGTGTTATATTTTATAACCATTTTATCTTCAGGATGATTTTCTAATAAATTTGGATTTGATGTAATTAAAATATCAACTTGATTCCACATTTCATTTATAGTGTAGTTACTATAAAATACAATTTTCTCAAATTGACAACCAAATTTAGATAAGAAAAACAATGAAGCTGGTTTTGATTTACCAATCTCATCTGATACTATTATCATCTCGTGCTTATCTCTTAATTGAAAATACAATTCATTTAAATCGTTAAACGTGGTGTACTCTGTGGATTGAGCGTGACCAAAAATTTCCATCGGGAATTCTTCATATAAAAAAGAAAATAATTCCTCATCATCTCTAAATTTTAGATGAGATTTAACATCTAAAGAATCCAATCCAGAAATAACTTCATATTTGAACTCGTCTTCATCTTCAATACCTTCGGTTTTTTCCACGTAAAATTTATTATAGGTTTGTTCAATTTTACCCAAAGTATTTCTAAGAACACCGTTAATTTCTATACCAATCCTCATAAATTGTTTTTTAAAAAAATAGACATATTTTCTAAATTGTAATTATTCTCTATGAAATTTTTTAATTCATTAGTTTTAATAAGGTAGTCATCATAATTGTCAAATATTTTTTTAATTTTATTAGACGCGTCATTTACTATAGGGTTTGCCCAAAAAACTTCCTTGTCTTTAAAAAAGTTATTTTTATACCAAATATCTTCAGTAATTTCTATAAAGTTATAATCAACTAACTCACAAAATTCAGGAAGACAAAAATCTAAACATCCACCATAATTTGTCACTAAACAAGGTGTGCCTACTGATAATGCCTCCATTATTGTCAGTCCTGACCCCTCACTTCTATGAAGAGAAATGTATAAATCAGTCGCACAAAATAAATGATTCATTAACTCGTCTGAAAAAGTTTCAAAAATAAATTTAACTTTTTTAGTTTTAGGGTAGTTAAGTAATATGTCCCTGTTTTCTTGACTTAAGTTTTGACATTTTATTAATAAAACAGAATCTTCATCCCCTAATGATGATTCAAAAGACTCTATAACATGTAATGGATTTTTTCTATTTATATCACTAAATGAATCAAAAACAAATGAACACAAAAAAGTATTGGAATTAATTCCAAATGTTTGTTTACATGTGGACTTGTCCAACAGTTTAAATGGTGCTCCTGGAATATTTAAAGATTTTATAATTTTATTTGGTAATTCCTTTTCAAAAATACTTTTAGTAAAATTAGAAATTGTCCATATTTCATCAAAAAGCTCTGAATATTTAATCCAATACTCAGGAAGAACCTCTACTTCCCATGCCCATAAACCAATATTTTTTTTATGATTATTTTTTTTAAGATTAATAAAATCAGTCAAATCAATATCAGGATTACAACAAAATAGATTAGTTTTGAATTTGTGATTAATAGTTGGTTCAATAAATTTGAACTCTTTAGATGCCGAAAACAAATCTAAATAATTGTAAGATATGTCAGTATTATTTATTGCTCTTAGTACTTGTCTGGCATTTTGACCTAAACCCGAAATTTTATTTGCAAACCCATAAATGTTTACTCCACGAGTTGACCCCGATACATCTTTAGTAACACTTGCATTATTAACAAACTTTATCATTCTTCATATTTTTCTAAAATCTTAGTTATTAAAGGATTTCTTACAATATCCTTTTTATCTTTAAATTCAAATACTGAAACTTGATTATCATCTCTGAATTTTTCAATTGCATCCCATAAACCACTTTGAGTTTTGTTTTTATATTTGTCGGATTGCTCAACGTCACCTGAAATAAAAAACTTACTATTAAAACCTATTCGGGTTAGTAGTAATTTCATTTGACTTGGGGAAGAGTTTTGACCCTCTTCAAAAATTAATATTGAGTTATCAATATTCATTCCTCTCATATATGCCAATGCAAAAACCTCAATTACATCAATATCTTTTAATTTTTCTCTTGCTTCTTTACCAATTATTTTATTCATCAAATAGTAAGAAGGGAAAATGTACGGGTCTAATTTTTCTTCGACATTGCCAGGTAAAGACCCTAATTTTTCCTCAGCCTCAACTGCAGGTCTTACAATAATAATTTTTTCATAAGGTGTTGACGGGTCTGATATTAAATCAATCGCCGCTTTCATTGTTATATAACTTTTACCAACACCCGCAGGTCCTGAACAAACGGTAATTTCACTAGAGATTAAAGTGTCGTAATATTTTTTTTGATTTATTGTTAAAAATTTTTCTTTTGTTTTCTTCTTTATTATCTCAGTTATTAATGTTTTTTTAGAAAGTTTTCTTTCTGGTTCTTGAGTTAATGAAGGGGTTTTTTTTCTGTTAGTCATATTGTTTTTTTTTATTTTTTTCTGAGTACATACATTCTTAAATCTAAAGTTTCATTTTCAATAAATTCATAAGATTCAAGATTTTTTTCTTTACCATCAAAATCAATATATGTTACATAGAAATGGTTTATTAAATACTCATAAAATTGTCTACTTTTATTTGGGTACGAATCGTAAACCCATTCTATTAAACATACCATGTTAGGATTTTCATTTTGAAGTAAAAACAAATCTGGGAGAACTTGTTGTTCACAACCTTCGATATCTAATTTTATGAAATCTATTTTTTTTCCTTTAAAACTTTGTAGACTGATTGTATTCACCTCAACCTGTGATTCGCTAGTTTTAAAATTTAAAACACTTGAATGTAATGGGGATTTGGTTATGTTCAGAACAATTTTATCGGTAGTCCCGTCAGTTATTGCGGAATTAATTATTGTTAGAGGTAATTTACCGTTTAATTTTAAAGATTTTTCCAAAAACGGTATTAAAAATGGATTGGCTTCTATTGAGTATACCTCACAACCATGAAGTAATAATTGAAAGGTGTAATACCCGTAATTAGCTCCCCCATCAATACAGATACTACCAGGAGAGACATTCTGACTAATCCAAAGAGATACCCATGATTCCCAAAATCCATCTTTTTTTAAATGAGGTACAAATTCATCATTTGAGTCTTCCATAACTAACCAAAAAGAACTTAAGATTCTTGCGGATATAATGTTATCACTAATGTTATAATAATAAGAACCTGTAACCCCAATTCTTTCAATGTCTATCCTATCGTTATATTTCACAATTCAAATTGAGTTTATTAATTTATATTTCCTGCAATAAAAAGTTTATTTTTTCCTATACTTTTTGATTCGGTATTTAAAAAATTGTAATATGAAATTGGCTTATTCCATAAAATACATTTTTTATTATAAAAATTATAGACAGATTCCCAAAAAAGAAAATCCTTCTGATTAACCCCTGAAATGTGACTTGACGGCCATTTACATTCACTTAAACATTTAGTGTGACTTAAAACATTACCAACATCGATATGTCTATATAATGGTATACTTGCGGTTAATCTAAGATGTCTATCATTTATGACTTGTTGTCCGATTACCATACCAATAAAATTGTTTTCTAAACATTCCAAATACTTTATATACATATTTTCATGGAATATAGTATCGTCATCTAAAAAACAAAAATATCCTGAATCTAGTTTTTCCAAAACGTGTTGACGTTTTTTAAATGCTTCTTCATCGGTACAATTTACATTGTACACTTTAACTCTGTTATCGTTTTTAATAAAATCTAATACTATGTCTTCTCGTTGATTTGATTTTGATATGTGCCAAGTAATATCTTCATTCATTAAAATAGAATTGTATGTTGTTTCTAAATTCTCAAATCGATAAAGGGGTGTTATTATATGTAACATTTTTATAAATTTTTTCTGATTATTTTACAAGGGTTACCATAAGCAACAACATTGTCAGGGATATCTTTAGTAACTACTGAACCAGCACCAATTATAGTGTTACTACCAATATTAATACCGTCAATTATTGTTGTACCAATACATATTTCCGTATTTTCTCCTATTGTCACATGTCCTGCAATTGAACACCCTGGATTAATAGTTACAAAGTCACTTATACTACAATGGTGACCAATATTAACACCTCTATTTATATTAACAAAATTACCAATTTTAGTTTTTGCCACAATAACTGTCCCAGGTTCAATTCTTATTCCAATACCTAATTCAGAGTATTTTGATATTTCACTTTTTGAATGTATTAAGTTTATGAATTTTTTTGAATCTATATTTATAGAATGGAATAATTTACTTTTACCTAACGGTTTTGCAAAACCAAAAAATAAATTATCTTGATTTTCTAAAGTATCAATAAAATCGTATTTATGGTAGATAAAGTTTTTTTCTGATTTAAATCTTTTTTGGTTATCAAAAATTAGTATATTCGGATTTAGATTTAATGAAAATAACAAATCAGAAACCATTAATAAATGGGATTCGGTAAATCCTATTGAAACTACTGTATTCACTATTGAATGTGATTGTTTAGTTTGCCTATTATTTGTTGTTTGTCTTCCCTAAATAATACATCTAAAATAGATGTATTATAGTTTAGGTCATTCGAAATAAAGGATAATTTGATTTCTTTTTTTGTAAAATCTTCTTTATCATATAATAAATTACCATTCGGTAAATTAATGTAATCGGTACAATTTAATTCATGACAAATTCCGTAAATTTTGATTTCTTTTTTATATTCGTCATAACTCTTAAATGATTCTGAAGACAATAAAATTGATTTTTCAATTCCTAAGTAATTAAAAACGTTTTTAATCGAATTTGTTGAAACTTCTGATATTAGATTTGACGTGAAACACGAATCAACTACATCAAAAACCTCTAAATTAGATTTCCTAAAACCATAAGTTAGTTTCAATTTTTTAATAAAAGAATCTTTAGTTTTTTTTAAATTAAATATTTCACTTTGATTAATTTTTTTATTCTGAGATAGATTTCTTATTGGTAGTGTGAAATTGATTTTTCTACCATTGTTATCGGTGATAACGTTCCGATTAATGAATTTTTTTTTACAAAAATTCACACTATCTAATGACACAAAAACATCAGAATAATTAACCATTTGATAAAATGGGAGGTAAGGAAAAAAATAAGGTTGATTAATTGATACTTTCATTTTTTTTATTTTTAAAACCATTCTCACCGAATTCTTTATGGTTCATTATTTGATAATTTAATTCTTCTGATATTAAATGTATTCTTTTTAATAAGTTAATGTTTTTTGTAATTTCTTTTTCACGAAAGTATAGGTTGTCCTCAAGACCAATTCTTAAACCATCAAAATATAATAATCCCATAATATTTGATTTCAATTGTTGATTACCAATCCCACCCAAACACATTAAAGAGTCTTTGGGTTTATGATTATAAATTGATGAGAATGTCGATAAATCTGTTTGAGCGTTATATAGATTACCAAGTATTACATTAATATAATGAGGTCCTTTTAAAATTGATTTACTTATTAAATAATTTGTGTAATTTAACATACCCGTATCAAAACATTCAATTTCAGGAGTGACACCATAGTCCTCCATTTTTGTAATTAGTTTCAATATCATTTCAGGTTCATTAACCGAGGCTCCTCTTGGAAAATTTAATGACGACATAGTTAAAGACCCCATGTCAGGGTATAACTCTAAAACCTCAGACCTCTTTTCAAATTCAGGAAATAACCTACCTGTTAATGAAACACAAACACATAAGTCAGGACAATGTTTCCTTATACCCTCCAAAATATCTCTGTATACATTTTTATTGTAAGTATTCTCTAATGTAATAGGGTCTCTGGCATGAATATGAGTTAGAGTAATACCCAATTCATACGCTTCATGAACCTCTTCAATAATTTCATTAGGAGTTAAAGGCGCTAAAGAATTTTGTCGATTAGTTTGAGTTCCTGTAGGCGTAAAGTTTATTATTTTTTTCATTTTTTAATTAAAATAAACTCATTACTTGATTCTATATTTGGGAAATTTGTTTTCTTTATTAAATCATAGTTTAAACTACCAATAATTTCATATTCATCTAAATTAAGTGTTTTCACAATATCATTAACTGCATGAAATACATCAGGACTATGGATTTTATCGTGATAATCATCAAAAACAATAACACCCCCTTTAGACACTAAATCTTTATAGTTATTAAAATCTTCAATAACCGCATTATATGAGTGGTCACCGTCAATAAAAAAAACATCAATTTCAGGAACACTTGATTTAACCTTTTCAATAGTGTTGTTTAATCTAGAGTTTCCATGAAAATATTCATATTCACAATTAGAATGTTTAAATTTATTAACATTTTTAATTGGTACTTCTTTAGGTATTGGATGTCCAATATCAATACTGTAAACTTTTGAAACATTTTCGTTTGTTGATACTAAAGATGCCGACCCACCACAGTAAGCACCAATTTCTAAATAGGTTTGATTTTTCTTACCTAATGAAGTAATAATATCATACAATATATGGTAATGATTATGAAAGGATTTACCTTCCATATTTTGAATTATTTCGTTTACTCTATTAATAGAGTCTTCAGTTATGTTAATTTTATTTGAGTCTTTCATATCCTTCTTCATCATGACGGCAAGTTATTTTATTTATTAATGTACTTTTTAATTTATTAGATATTATATATTGTCTACATCTTTCCCACAAATCTGCGTCAGTTGGTAAACCTACTACACCTGTTTCTTCGTAAATATCCCGATATAATAAGGGGATTTTTTTGAAATTCATACATACTGAGGAGTGTATTAAAATTGATGACCTAGGATGAAAATCAACATATTCATCATTAGTATCTACTGGGGGTAAAAATGTAAAAGGGTTTCGGTATGTGGATTTAGTACAAACCCATTCCGAACCTGTTTCTGAAATACATTTATTGATTAACTCTAAATGGTTTTCGTACCACCAATCATCGTGGTCTAAATGACACACATAATCAAAACCTTCACTTAAAGCTATTTTTACTCCATGATTAATTGCATTAACTCCACCGTAAGACCAAAGTACATGACCAGTATATCTACTTCTTTCTTTTGCAATAGGTAAATTTTCAAAATAAATTTTATCCAACGACAAATCTTTTATTACCCGACTAACTTCTTCGGGTTTATCGTATTTATCACCTATTAAAAATATTTTATAATTTTTATAGGTTTGTTTTTTTATACTTTCTAATGTTCTGTATAAAAATTCAAAACTTTTACCGTCATCTCTACGATATGTTGCAATTACAATTGCTAATTTTGTATTCTTCATCATTTTATTTTTTTTGCGGGGACACCTACATACACCCCACTTTCTGTTATGTGTTTGACCACACCTGAATTTAAACCGATAGTTACATCATCACATACTTCAATTTTTTCTCTTACGGATGAATTAGTACCGAAATAAACTCTGTCACCAATTAAACAATTACCCGAAATAACTGAACACGGCATTGCACTAAAAAAATCTCCGACTATTGAATCATGTCCTATATGGTTACCTCGATTTAAAATACAGTGAGTACCAATTGTTATATTTGTCGTAATTACTGAATACGCCCCAATAAAAGAACCGTGACCTATTTTAACTTCAGACATTATAAGTGAGGTAGGGTGGATAAATGTAAAATATTTAGTTTCTTTTGGTAATCGACCTACAATTTCCATTCTTTTTTTTGGGTCTGAAATCGCAACCATTATTTCAAACTCATTTGGATTAAATCTAGATAACGGTAGGGTTTCTTTAGTTAAAAAAGAATCATCAACAAAACAAGGTAAATTAACTTTCATTTGAGCGATAACTTCTCTCGCATGACCACCAAAACCAATTAACGCTCTTTTCATAAAATAATATAATCCGATGTTTCGTTATGTGACCACAATGATTCTAAACCACGCTCAATTTTAAAATTATAGTACTCGTTACCTTGGTAGTACAAATCCCAAGTCAAATGAATTGATTTGTTTTCTTTTGTTGAAACCCATTTTAGGTTCTTACTTCTAATTAAAGAAACCATTAAGGTGTCTTTAAATTTTGTCCCATATAATAATGAATAATTTTTTTGTTTCATAGTCATGAAATGAACACCTGTATTTACATTAATATAATCTTCGTGAATTGATATTGGGTTAGGAATCCAACCATTTGCGTCAGGAACATTAGGAAGGTTATCCATACATAATGATGTACAACAAACTCCAACTTCTTCATATTCTAATATTCTATATATTTCGGAAAATAATGAAGAGGAGGAATCAGTAAATAAATCACAATCTGAAAAAGTTATATATTCATAAGATTGAAATAAAGGTGAGTAATCTTCTCTTATTATATCAACCGCGTTATTTGTAATATTTTCTTCGAATCTAACATACCCTTTTAATTTTTGTTCTTTAAAATATTTTTGAATTTTATCGGAATTTTTAGATGGGTTTTCTATTATAAAAAAATCTAAAGGTAGATTTTTTATAGATTCGAAACATTTAACTATATGTTCATAGTTATTAAAACATATTAAAACACAGATATGTTTATTGTTTATAGACATCGAACTTGGATAAATCAGGGTAAGGTAATTCTAAATCCTCATTATGTTTAGGACTTCCGTCAACATTATAAAATTGTTTCATCAAAAGTACTCCTCTCGCAGCTAACTCAGGCATCATATAGAAATTCCATCCTAACATATCAAAATGGTCATCATGATAAGAACATTCTCTTCTGCCACTGTATCTCGCTCTTTTAAACCATAAATAAGCGTCATAGTCGTCAGTTAAGATTGCTCCACCTTTAGATAATTTAAAATGTTTATAAGGACCTGTAAAAGAAATACACATATGGGTATTTGGTTTGTACATTCCATAAGTAAAAGAAAGAGCCGAATCCCAAACTTTAGTAGGATACAATTGATATGACCCTTTAATTGTTTTACCTTCCACAGGTTTAAATTTAACTTTTGCACCTGCATGAATTATCTCACATGGTACTGAGGGGTAAGTACGAGAGGGGATTTCAATTTCCATACCACTTACTTTCTCATACATTAACGCCAAAAATAAAGCATTACTTTGATTATCTACCGTAACAACATACGGTGATTTTGTGTAATCGGACAGTTCTTTTTCAAAGTCTTCCGTTATTTTGTATATTCCATTAGCCATATTTAAATATATAATTTAGTGATAAATTTATCAAGGTATTTTTGAACAAAAGGTATTAGGTTATTAAAATAATCTTGTTTCTCAACTTCGGTATTCCTTTCTCTAGTTTTACTTTCATAATGATATGCAACACAATTACCACAAATATAGTTCCTGTGACCCGTAACAATTGATTTAAGATTAAATTCTACGTCTTCAAAACAGTTTGAATACTGTTCATTAAACATCCCTAATTTTTGAAAAACATTTTTTCTAACCATAAATAAAGCGGCGGTATTACCTAAAACCTCTTTACTATTTATGGTGTATGAATAGTAAGAACCTGTGGATTTGTTATCAACCCTAAAAAATTTGTTAGAATCCACTTTCGCAGCCAATCCATTATGTTGAACGGTGTTATCTTCATAATGAAGTCTACAACCTATAGTCCCTGCTTGGGGATACTTTTTAAAGTTTTCAAGTAATCCGTAAACAACATTGTTTAGTATTTTTATGTCATTATTACAGAATAAAATAAATTCGTAATCATTTGTGTAATTTTTAACAACATCATTATTAACTTTAGCAAAATTATAATAATCATATTCGATTAATTTAATATTACCTAAATTTAAAATGTTGGTTTTTATCCATTCCTTTTCTTCTTCAGATGACCCCGTATCGGCAATTATAATATCAAACAGGTCTGAATTGCAGTGGGTGTAAAAAGATTTTACACACTCAAATAACATATCCGTTTTACCTTTTGTAGGTATGATAATCGCCACTTTACCAATGTTCTTAATAGGTTTTTCTACAATATTTTCAAAAAAAACTTCTTTTGGTTTTAAATCCATTGGTAACATATGTCCCCATTTTTTTAAGAATTTTTCTTTACTATCATAAAATTCTTGGTTTGGTTGACCTACAGATTGGTGAGTAATCTCAAATGATGAGGTAACACCGATTTTAACATCGTTAATGTAATTAGGTAAACAAAATCCATGGTCATAAAAATGGAACTTACCAAAAGACTCATCAAATTTATATTTGATTTTAGTTTTATCAAAACAAATAATCAAACCATCAACAGTAACAACGGGTATTAAAAACGGTAATTTAGATGAATATTGACTCAACCATTTATTCTGTCCTTCAGGATGGTGATAAACTTGACCAACCATGGTCTTATTCATCTTTTCCCAATAAACTCCTGATTCAGGGAAATAACAAGAACCTGCTTTTCCAATTATTCCGAATTCTGTATTGTTTGAAAAATCTTCAAGTAATTTTTTACCCCAATTTTTTTCAAGTTTAATATCATTATGACAACAAACAACAATATCATAAATTGATTCGGTTATTCCACTATTGTAAACTTGTGCAAGTGAATATTGATTATTATTTTGATATTCTAAGATTTGAACATCTTTTAAGCCAACAGTTTGTAACAAATGTTGTCTAAATTTGTTATTATATTCTGAATCTTTATGTGTTGAATAAATTATAGTAATCATATCCCTGTACTTCCAAAACCATTACTACCTCTGTCTTTTTCAGAGATTTTATTTTTTTCGATTAACTCAACCCACTTCCCATTTACAACAGGACAAAGAACTGCTTGCCCTACTTTCATCCCTTTTGGAATCGAGACCTTGTGGTTATTTGTGTTAAAAACAATTACTTGTACTTCACCTGTATACCCGTTATCTACAGTTCCTGGTGAATTAAGAACCATTAGTCCTTGTTTAATACATAGACCACTTTTAGACCTAACTTGAATTTCATACCCATCTTTAATATCGAATGATAAACCTGTCGGGACTAAGATTCTACCAAAAGGAGGGATTTCCAAATCCTCAACTGAATGTAAATCAAAACCTGAATCGGTTGGATAATTGTATTTTGGAGAAACTGCGTCAGGATGTAATTTAGAAAATTTAAGTGGTAACTGAGGAGTGTAGTTTTTCATGTCTTCTTCTAATTGTTTTACATCTAAACCAAGTTCACTCATTATATCTTCATAGTCAATCTCCTCTTCGCTATTAACCATATCTTGCAACTTTTTTAATTGCTCTTGTAAATCCATTAAATTTGGTGTCATTGTAACTCTTTTAATTTTTTAATGATGTCTATTAATACCTTAACATCTTTTTCACAATATTGTGAAATTTCAGACAATTTATTTCCTTCCCAATACGCCTGATGAACTTTATCACCAGTAATTTCACCGTCTTTAGGAGACTCAATACCCAAACAAGTACATAATAAATCTAACGAACCTATTGAGGAATACGCTCCATATTGCCAAATCTCTTTAGTATCAATTGCCTTTATCTCCCAAGGTTTGGTATCGTATGAAGGAAGAATTGGAGGTGGGACTAAACCATTGATAATCATTCTTTTTGCCAACATAGGGATGTCAAAATTTTTCAGGTTATGTCCACATAAAAAGAAATCTAAATTACCACATCTAATTAATAATTTTTGAACTTGGGTTAAAATTTCTTTTTCATCGTCACTTGCAAATGTTTGTTTTTTGACTTCTCCATTATCCATAACAAAGGCCATACTCACACAAACAATTTTAGCAAATTCAGGAACAAGACCCGCTCGTTTTTTAAAGACCTCGTTCATTTGTGAATTTAAAGATTCCATACCAAGTTGGTTGTCTTCAGGAAATCGTTTTAAAAACCAATCAAAATATTTTTCAAATTGATTGGCCATACTAGAATTTAAGTTTTGGCAAACTTCGTAATCAGGGCAACACCCAACGGTCTCGATATCTAAAAATAAAATTTTAGTTATTGGTATTTTTATCATAATCTTCTAATTTATTTAAAATCTCAGGATTTTGTTTGATAGTTTGTATTGTTATCAAATCTTTAATTTTTGTGGTTGACCAATTATGTGAACGGGTTGTGTAAATAACTTTAATAGGTAAATGGTCTCCTGTAAATCTTTTACCAATATAATCATCACCAAGTATTCTTACGTCAGGTCTATAAAATTCAATTAATTTAACCAAATCCTCTTCAGTCTGATATGTTACAACTTCATCAATATATTTTATTGACATTAAAGTTTTATATCTTTCATAAAGTGGGATTACAGGTTTGTATTTGGTAAATCTGGTTTCAGAAGGGTCTCTCTGAAGAAATACCATAAAATAATCACAATGTTGTTTCGCAGTTTCAAAAGTATAAATGTATCCAGGGTGTAATAAATCAAAATTACCTGCGGTAAACCCTATTATTTTTTTTGGTGATTCCATATTAGTTAACAATAGATTTATAAAATTCTGCTCTTGTTATTGTCACGTTTTTCAAGTGATAGGTATCCTTAACTGTTTCATATAGTCTTTCTCCCAAGTCAGTAATTAAATTTGGGTTTTGTACCAATTTTTTAATGTACTTAGACCAATCACTATGATTTCGTGCCTCTTGAACTAACAAAGCATTACCATCAGTAAATTGACCTTCTTTTAACGCGTGTTTTAAATCAATTGTATAAGGACCTACTTGGGATGCAATTAATGCTTTTTTATAAAATCCCGCTTCAATAACTTTAAGTTGAGATTTCATTCTGTTAAAAATGTGATTTTTAATTGGTGCTAATGAAATATCAAATTTAGAATAATTTGCTGCATATTGATTAACAGGTTTTGTCCAAACTCTTCGATACGGTAACGTACTGTCACCAACATATTCTTGTTCTTTAAATTCTAATAAGAACTTTTTATAGTTTTCATCAATTATGCCGTATTTGTTTGTAAAAATTTCCTCATACCTTGCCCAAACAGTTTCTTCAGGTCGAATAGGTCTTTGTTTTCTTTGACCTGTTTTTTGGTCTATTTCAGTTACAGAACCTCTTGTATCAAAACCACAAATAACATATTGTAATTTATTGTTAATCTCAGAACCATTTTTTGAGATGAAACCGTCTAAAAGTTTTAAATCGTGTAAGTGGGAAGACCCCCCTAACCAACCCACTCTAATTCTATCAGATTCTTCTGTTGGTTGGTTGAATTGAGGTTCATCAGGATTAATTGCGTTCGGTAAAACGACAACATTTTTATTAAATTTGCGAATTTCGTCAGCAAATATTTTTGTTGTTGTAGTTACGTAACTTGCAACTCTAAGATTAGCGACAATTTTCTCATGAATTTTATCATGTAAAATTATAGAGTGTATTGGATGTTCTTTAGTTGGTAACCAATAATCATCAATATCAACAATCACAATGATACCCATCTCTTTAAGAGATTTAATTAAATGAGGAGTTTGGTCGTAGTTAACTCCAATGTTTCTGTGAACGTGTACGATTTGGTACTTTTTCCAAAAATTAGGGTCATTTATTCTAGGTTCATAATCAATATCCACATGAAAATCATCAGGATATAAGTTTTGTAGCATAATATGAGGGTCTACAGAGCGGAATTTACCAACACCAGTTTTATCTGATGGAAGTATTAAAACATTAATTTTTTTAGACATAGTATTTTCAATATAATAATTGAAATATAGTACATCTAATGTTTTTAATCAACCTTTGTAAAAATAAAAAACCCCTCTATTTGAGGGGTTATAGGTAGTTATTGGATTTTTTTCACTTTGGTAACTCTACCTTCAAAAATGTGTTTACCGACTTTAAAGGTAATTGTTTCGTTAGATTTAGTTGTGGATTCAACTAAAAGACCATTTTCCTTTAAAACATCTTCAACAGTCTCTCTAACAACAGACCTAATTTCGTCTAAATCTATATTAGACGTATTAGTTTGTCTTCTTGTTTGTTGTGTTGTTTCTTGAATCTGAGGAGTTGTTCCCATTAATCTTGACGCTTTCTCAACCAAGTCATTTGATAATGTAGGACCCGCCATTGAGTTAGGTTGTGCGATTGGATGTTCAATCATTAGTCTTTTAATTTCATCAGGTAGTTTAGATGACATAATTCTTTGTTCTGTAGGAATTTCTTGTGTCATTTTTTTAGGTGATGATGTATGACTAACTTCAGTTAACACATCTTGTGGTATATTGTATGATGCCTGAGGAGCGGAAAATTCCTCAACAACAGGCATATTAATGTTCATACCTGGATTTTGGGTTCTTGGTGTTTTATTGTGTATGTCCATTATTTTTTTGGACATCATAAGTTTTTGGATTAATTCATTCTCGCTATTCATATTATACAGTTTGTGGTTGTTGATTATCGAATACAACGTTAATTATAACTCTTTTCATACTTTTGTCACCATTAGGATTGTAATTTGGTTTAGGTTCGTTGAAAGTTTCTCCTGTTGGTTTAAACGATAATATTTTATCTACCCTAAAAAGTCTCCAACCTGGTAAAGGTTGTTCTCCTTTATAACCTGTATGAGACGCTCCTTCTAAATCCCATGCTCTTAACACAGGGTTATCCGCTTTACTGTAACCAAAACAAACAGGTTCTATTTCTCTTAAACCTCTACCACCTGGTTCATCACCATCATAATAAACCACAATTTTTTGGCGTTTTTTTATTGCATCTACTATATTTTCAATAGACGCAACTTCCAAAATTAATGATTTTGCGATGTTGGTTAGTTTCATTACGCGCTTGGTGTTGTGTAAGGTTTGTTTGGTTGATATTCATTAATAACCACTTCAGCTTTTCTTTCAAGGATATCCTGAATCGCTCCCGCTCCTTGATTATAAACATCTAAGAATACTCCCGTACCTTTACCATAATCATCTCCGTCAGCCAAAGCATCTTTGTTAACCGAAGAATACTCATTTGCCTGTCTAACAAAATCATTTTTAGGTAAAAGTTTTTTTCTCTCCGCATCAGCGATAGACGACAACTCATTGCTTGGTTGTTCAAAATTTAAAGGTTCATTAACTGCCATATTAAATTATTTTTTTTATTAAATCGTTTATTCGTTTTAAACTTTCTGTTACTGCTAAATCATAATACTCAACGTTACTTGAATGACTTTTACTCGGTCTATTCAAATTCTTTAAATCGTTTTTATCATGTTGTTGGATAAATTGATTTGGTAAAACTTCTGACTTAATTTCTTTACCTAATTCAACCCCATCTCTCATACCTCCTAAAGTTCTATCTACCCATCCCTTAACATAATGACCACCATTTAATATGAATGGTAAATCATTTTCATGACCATTAAAATTGTCAAAGAAATTTTTCATCCTTTTTAATTGTTGGTACGTAGCTTCTTTTGAATCTCTAAGTTCTTTATTTCTTCTATATCCTTCAGTGTTCTCATCCGCGCCTTGTGCCGCATCATGACATTGTTGTAAATAAGTTACAACTTCTTCAGGAATAGGTACTTTATGTCCGTATAAATCTTTATTCATCTGTTTTGAGAATGTTTATTAATTTATTTATACTAACACCTTCTTTTTCTGCAATTTTTTTAATGGATTTCAAGTTCTTTATAAGTACCTTACTTACCGCATTATCACCTTTAGAAACTACGTCTGAAGAGTCTTTTGATTTTTTAGCCAAAATATCTTCAACCATTTTAGACATCATTTTCTTTTGTTCTTCTTCGATAGCCCCTTTTTCGACTAATCTTTGTTTTAGTTTTCCTTTTGTTCTTTTTTGTTTTGGTAATTTACCAAATTGTTTTGCTCTTTCTACCGCATTATCTACTCCCATAGTTTTTAAGGTTTTTACGGTATCATTAAAGTCTTTATTTTCAGTTTCTTCATAACCAAAAGCATCCGAATAATCTATTTCAGATACTACGTTATCTTTCTCATCTTCACTCTCACCCCAATAAACCGCACGATATCCTCTTGTTACAGGGTCATTAGAAACTCTCGAAGCAACAACAGTTTGGTCCATTGTTTTTTTAGGATGTAAATACATGTTTAAAAATGGCACTCTTGAACTTAACATAGTACCATCAGAATCAATTAATTCATCAATTTCAGTTTTTTCAACGTTATCTAAATCTTTGTCCACTTCCTTTTTTGAAGGTTTTGTCTTAGATGTAAAATATTTTTTAATCAATGATTCTATTTTTTTTAACTTACTTTTTGGAAAGTCTTTCTTATCGTCATTTTTTCTTGACTCAGTTAAAGTATCCGCAACAGAATAATATAAAGAAAAAGTTTCTCCCCTATCCTTCAAGAAGAAATAACAATTGTTTCTGAAATATTCTTTATTAAAACTTATCATGTCTTTTTTATCAATAAATACTTCGTTTTGGTGTATTTATCATAAAAAAGATGGCGAGTCAAAATATAAATCAATATGCTAGACCTAATTTGTTTCCGAAGTTATCTTTGGATACACATGATATGTCATTGACTAATGATGAAATGGATTTTAATCAGGAGGTTGTTTTCTCTCCTTATTTAATTGCCCAAACACATGGTAATAGATTACCTTTTTATTTCGACATTAATAATATTGAAACTGCACAGAATTTAACTCTTACTTACAAAAACTATAATAAAAACAATGTTTTTGTTTCCCAAAATTATTACAACCCAAAAGAAATTGATTTAAAATGTTTGTCCTCATCCACTTCTTGTGATATAGGATTAACAGGAGTTGATAACGGTCTTGTGGAATATATGACAGGACAAACAATAACGTTTACTGAAGGTTTACTAAATAACACTCAAAAATTTGATAGATTAAGTTTTGACAGAAGACTAAAACTTTTTCAAGTTACCGCAAATACAGGTAATGATATTGTTAGATTTTCAGGTTTTCCTGACGTTGTACTTTATGAAGTGGTAAGTAAATTTAGTCCGTTTGAAGGTAGATACCATGAACTATATGGTGGATTCTATCAAGGATTTTATAGGTTGTTCGGATATGATTATGATATTTTTCCTGAAAGGATGAACAAAGGTTGGTCAGTTGAAATGATATTGAAACCAAGGTTAATTAATGAATATTTTCCAGGACCTGGTGAGACAACATTAAATAAAATTTATCCTAATAATAAAAACACTTTCTTTTATTTTGGAACAAGAGCCGAAAATAAATTTTATCATCATGCTGACGGAACTCCAAATTGTTTCACAGGATATACTCGTATAACTACCCCATTATCAGGTTTAACAACTTGTGCTTGTTGTAACAAAACAATAACAAATAGTCGTTGTATTTTTGTTTATCCACCAAGGTCTGAAGGAGGAATACATGACACTCATGTTAATTATGGTTGTGATAAGTGTAAGGGTAATGCTCAAAAAAGTATTTCATGTGGATGTGGATGTGGAGAAATAAGATGTGAATCGTGTGGGTGGGAATGTCAGACACATAAATGTGATTCTATTATTTTTCCAACGCCAACTCCAACACCAAGTCCTACACCAATATCTGACGGTTGCATTTTACCACCTGTTTGTACACCTTCATGTACTAAGTGTAATACATGTAATGATTGTTTACCTTGTAATGTTAATACGGGATTTACGTCAATTGAGGACACTTGTGAAAAAGACCCTTTATATGATGCAATGTCTAACGCTTTATCATTTAGATTATGTGGAGAACCTAAAAACCCTCAGATAGGGGTTAGAGTTTTATTATTTACAGGAGACTGTGAAACAACAGGTTCTTGTTCTACTACAGGGGTAACCTATACAACTGGTTATACTGTTTTAGATTACTGTTCACCTCCAATATATCCTGATTGTTTTGAAATTAACCCCGCATGGTTAGATTTGGAACATTGGTTTCAAATCGATGCCGTATGGGAAAGATATACTTGGTTTGATGATTGTGATTTATGGTATCGAGGAGGTTTAGGTGATATAACTAAAAAGTTATATTTAGAATCTTTAGCGAATAATACTTCCTCACTAATTACCGTACCATATACTCGTCCTGAAGCGGAAGAGGCGGAAAAAATTGAAATTGTAAATCTTAATGAGAAATGGTTATTAGAAAAAAAATATAGAAAAGGAAGACTTAAAATTTATATCAATGGTAAGTTATTTTGGACTATAGAAGATTTTGAGGAAATAATCCCAAGAGCACTAAACACCGATAAAGAAAAACAAGTTGGAGTTCCTTTCAACGTGTCTTGGGGTGGAGGAACTCAAGGGTTAAGAGAAAACTTAACATTCAGAGCATGTTCAGTTTGGAACTATTCAATTGGTGATGTAACAACTGACATTGACTATATAGATTGTTTTGGTGAACCTCAAATATTAACTAACTTAAATAATGAATCAGGAGTACTAATTGCTCATTGGAATGACACTCCCGTAATAACAAATCCGTCTAATACAAATACTTTGACTTTGGTGACTAGAGAAGAAATTTTATATTTCGGACCTTACCAACAAGACCCTGAAAATTTCCCGACTAATGATTTGACAGGAACTTCTTTAAACGGATTAAAAACTAACATCCAAATAGAACAAAATTTTGCAGGAACTTTTGAAGGCGCGATTTCACAATTTAGAATGTATATCACACCTCTTTCGGCTCCTGAAGTGAAACATAACTTCTTGTTGTTAAAAAACACTTTTAGGATGTTTAATCCTGATTGTCCTGATTGCTCAACTTTAGTATGTCTACCAGATGATTTTAATTACACAACAGGGGATACACCAACATCAACAACTACTACTGTCAATCCTACAACAACCACAACAACATTTAACCCAACAACAACTACTACAACTTTCAATCCTACCACAACTACAACAACGACCGAACCTTTACCATTAGGAAGAGTTTATATTGAAGATAAAAGAGATAGATTGTTCTTAATCGAAAATAAATTGCAATTCAGACCAACAACATTGACTTCAAAATACTGGGATTCTGAGGAATGGTGGGGAAATCAAGGAAGTACTCCACAATGTGTTGGTTACGCTTGGGCTCATTGGATTGAAGATGGACCTATTAAACACGGAGGAGTCCCCCCGATAGTAAACCCAACAACAATTTATAAACAAGCTCAAAAATTAGATGAGTGGTTTGGCGAAAACTATGACGGAACATCGGTAAGAGGTGGAGCTAAGTTTTTGAAAAACACAGGAAGAATATCATCTTATTTATGGACATATGACCTTGCGGTTTTGATTAATACAGTTTTAGTTAAAGGACCTGTTGTAGTTGGTACTAATTGGTATCAAGGTATGTTTAGACCAAATAAAAATGGATTAATAAAGGTGAATGGAAGAATAGTTGGTGGTCATGCTTATGTTATAAATGGGGTTGATTTAAGAACTAAACTATTTAGAATTAAAAACAGTTGGGGACGCTCTTGGGGCAAAAATGGTTATGCCTTTATTAGTTTCTCTGATATGCAGAGATTAATAAACGAGAACGGTGAAGTCTGTCTAGCAATAGAAAACAATTTTTAATTAATGAATCAAATTATTACAATACAAAGTATAAATTATGATGGTGAGATTGCAAACATTTTGTTCAATCCACAGGGGACTGAATTAGTTTTGAATTTAGGTGACCACGAATTACCGTTTACTTTTAATGCAGGATTACTTAATCCACCACAAGAAATATATGGTATATATACTATAACAACATTGTTCAATAATTGTGTGTATTATTTAAACGTACCAAGACCAACACCTACACCGACACCTACAATTACCCCAACAAAGACACAAACACCAACTCCGACATTAACACCTTCAGTCACCCCGACATTAACACCTTGTATAAGTCCATCACCAAGCGTGACACCAACAAATACAGTAACACCAACTCCGACACCAACACCAACTGTAAGTTGTACAAACCCTTGTGGTTGCTTACCATCTAAACCAACACCAACACCAACAAAAACTACAACACCAACTCCAACACAATGTTCGTAAAATTATGCAGACAATAGAAATAACAGGAGCAACTGGTACGGGACCTTACGATGTATATGTTTGTGATTCGACTCTAACATATTGTGCGTCGGCAGGTGTCGGGATTAATATTCCTCCAAATTTTCTATATACTTTAGTTTATCCTTTAGATAGTGTTAGTTCTGTTATAGTTAAATTAATAGATTCTAACGGTTGTGAATTTTTTCAACTGTATAGTTGTCCGTCTCCTACACCAACAATGACACCAACAATGACTCCTACACCAACAATTGCTCAATGTAATTGTATTCAGTTTAGTAATATAACCACAGTAAAGAAAGATTTTAGTTATACTCAATGTAACGGGACAATATTCTATGGGTTAATTGACGGTACAACCGAATTATTATTTTGTGGGAAATTACCTACCGCAGAGGATGGGGTTTTAATATCGGTTGGAATTCCTTGTGTTATGGGTGCTTGTGAACCATTACCACCCCCTCTTTCACCGACACCAACACCCACAATTACCCTAACAATGACACCAACCCCTACCCCAACTGTGACTCCTACGTTAACACCAACTCCATCTCCATTACCTTTTGCATTTATTTCAGTATGGTCTGCGTCAACTACAATTGAACTTCCGTACTCACCAACAGGAACTTATTCGGGAATAATTAATTGGGGTGATGGTAATACATCTGTTAACTCATACGCCAATAGAACTCACACTTACGCGTCACCTGGTGATTATACAATTACAATTACAGGAACAATTGAAGGTTGGAATTTTGCGACTCATGCAACATTATATAAAGATAATATAAAAGAAATTATAAAATGGGGACCTTTAAGAGGGGAGTCTAATTCAAACGCATCGATGTTTAATGCGTGTACTAACTTGGTTTTAACGGGAGTTACTGATACACCTGATTTGACAGGTATTACAAGCTTATATTCAATGTTCGCATCATGTTCAAGTTTAACAACTGTTAATAATATGGATAGTTGGGATGTTTCATCTGTAACCAATATGGGTACTATGTTTCAGAATGCGTCTAACTTTAATCAATATATTGGAAGTTGGGACGTGTCAAATGTAACGTCAATGCTCGTAATGTTTGGTGGTACAAATATGTTTAATCAAAATATTAATACATGGAATGTTTCTAATGTTACAAATATGGGGGGTATGTTTACAAATGCAATATCATTTAATCAACCACTTGGAAATTGGGATGTTTCTTCGGTTACTAATATGTCTACAATGTTTGCACAAGCGAGTGTATTCAATCAAGATATTAGTTTATGGGATGTATCTTCAGTTACAAATATGTATTTTATGTTTGGTAATGCTACAAGTTTTAACAACGGAGGTTCTTTAGGTATAAATTTATGGAATGTTTCAGTAGTTACAAATATGGAGTATATGTTCTATAATACCCCTTTTAATCAACCAATTGGTGGTTGGAATGTTTCGTCTGTTACCAATATGTTTACGATGTTTGGTAACACAACAAACTTTAACCAAAATATTAGTAGTTGGGATGTCTCGTCTGTAACCGATATGGGCTCTATGTTCCAATCTGCCAATTTATTTGACCAAAATTTAGGTGGATGGAATGTTTCTAATGTAACAAATATGACGGCAATGTTTAACGGTATAACATTATCAACCGTAAACTATGATTCTTTACTAAATGGGTGGGCATCTTTAGGTGGCTCATTACAATCAGGAGTGTCATTTGATGGAGGAAGCTCTATATACACGATTTCAACTGCAGGTGCAAGTAGAACATACCTAACAGGAACAAAATTATGGACAATAACTGACGGAGGAGGAATTTAAAAAGATTTATTGAGTTTTGTTTTTATTTTTTTATCATTAAAATAAAAATGAAAATTTTTATCCAAATTGCTTCTTATAGAGACCCACAACTTATACCAACATTAAATAACATGTTGGAAAATGCAAAATACCCTGAAAATTTAAGAGTAGGAATATGTCGACAATATCATCCAGATGACAAATTTGACGACTTAACAGAATTTGAACTTGACCATAGATTTAGAGTCGAAAATGTATTGTACTCAGAATCAAAAGGAGTTTGTTGGGCAAGAAATAAAGTACAACAATTATATCAAGACGAAGAGTACACATTACAATTAGATTCTCATATGAGATTTGATAAGGATTGGGATGAGACACTAATTAACATGATTAAACAATTACAAGAAAAAGGGTTTGAAAAACCTTTACTAACTTCTTATGTTTCATCATTTGACCCTGATAACGACCCTCAAGGTAGAGTTAAAGAACCATGGAGAATGGCTTTTGATAGATTTATTCCCGAAGGAGCGGTATTTTTCTTACCTGAAACAATCCCTGGATGGGGACAATTAACAGAACCAGTACCCGCAAGATTTTATTCTGCACACTTCTGTTTTACTTTAGGACAATTTGCTAAAGAAGTACAACACGACCCTGAATTTTATTTTCATGGGGAAGAGATATCAATTGCGGTAAGAGCATTTACTCACGGGTATGATTTGTTTCATCCACATAGAACTGTTATTTGGCATGAATACACAAGAAAAAATAGAACCAAACAGTGGGATGACGATAAAGAGTGGTTTAAGAAAAATGAAAGTTCTCATAAAAAGAATAGACAACTATTTGGTATGGATGGAGAAACCGCCATTGATTTCGGAAACCACGGTTTCGGAACTGAGAGAACCTTAAAAGATTATGAGATTTACTCAGGTTTAAGATTTTCTAAAAGAGCCGTACAACAATACACTTTAGATAAAAACTACCCCCCTAATCCAACAATTTACCAAACAGAAGAAGAATGGGAAGATAGTTTCCTTTCAATATTTAAACACTGTATTGATGTTAGTTTTAGTCAAGTACCTGAAACAGATTACGATTTTTGGGTTGTTGCTTTCCATGATGAAAAAGATGAAACAATTTTCAGAAGAGATGCTGATATTAATGAAATAAACAGAATGATGACCGACCCTGACAAGTACTGTAAAATATGGAGAGAGTTTAACGCTAAAGAAAAACCTAAATATTGGGTTGTTTGGCCTCACTCAGTATCTAAAGGTTGGTGTGAGAGATTAGTCGGTAATTTATGAAAAACATTGCATTAATCACAGTATTATTTGACTACCCCTCAAATTATACCCCTATTTTTGTTAAGAATGCTTTAAACTATTTTGAGAATTCAGATATACACGTAGTAAGATACAATGGTATTTGTAATAGTGATTCTTATTACGATAAACTATATTTTTATAAAATAGTAAAATTGTATGAGTATTTAGAACAAAATATTTTAGGTAAATATGAATTTATACTTTTCTTAGACGCTACAGACACAAATTTCTATTCTTCACCAAAAAATATAATCGAAAAATTTAAATCAAAAAATTGTTCAATTATTATGGGTGCAGAACAATGTTTATGGCCACCCAATTCGTATACCCATTTATATAATAAGAAACAAATAAACTCAGAATACAGATATTTGAACTCAGGAACTTATTTCGGATACACTGAAAAAGTACTGAATCATATGAAAAGTATTATTAATAATGTTTATGATACAGGAATTGATGACCAAGGTAAATGGACAATTCAGTTCTTACTGAATGATGATATTATAATTGATTCTGACTGTGAATTTTTTATGAGTACTTTAAATTCTAAAAAACACGTTCAGATAAAAAATGGTAAAATTTTTATCGAAAGGTTTAACCCAATTATTGTACATGATAACGGTCCGTCTAATCCCGAAACATTAAAAATTGCGGATAAATTATGAGTTACGTTTTTACAACAATTGCGATAGGTAAAAAATATTTTTTAAGTGCTTGTAATTTTGCGAGAAATTTAAATAAGATTTCTAAAGGTCATAAAATAATAATAGTAACCGATTGTCCCTTTGTTGAAATTGAAAACGTTGATTTTATCAACTTTGATAAAAAAGAGACTACCACAATAAAAAATTACTTTAACTATAATTTAAAATATATTCCTGTTATGGAATGCTCAAAAAGAAATTTTGAGTTTATTATTTTTTTTGATGCGGATTGGGATATTCATGATGGTTACAGTGAAAATAAATTTGTTGATTTTTTAAATTCGATGAACAAATCACAGTTTGATTTTATCTACGAAAGACCTCACTCAATAGGTAGTAGTAAGTGGGACATTGAGAAGTGTTTTTGGAGACACAAAGTAGAACCTTACGGTTTATTAAAAACTAATTTTTATGATAACGCTCAAGTAGTAAATGAACAATTTTTAGTTTTTAAAAATAATCAAAAATTAAAAGTCTTCGTTCAAAAATGGAAAGAACGAAATGAGTTTGGGGTTAAAAATGATATATGGGCATTCGCTGAGGGGGTTGAGATTGGTATGTCAGCAGTGGATGCTAAAATGGTTATGGACTGGAAAAAAATGTTTGAGTTACGAAATTTTTTTAAGTTTGTTGCTAATACAGGAGTTACACACATAAGATTTTAATTATATTTTTATTATGAAAACTATAGAACAAAGAATAACAAAAAAAACAAATTTATTGGCAAACGACAGTTTGTCTTCTTTTGATGGGCACTCAGCTCAACAATTCCATGATGTTTATCAAGTTTTTTATGATTTTATTAAAGAAGTAAAACCAAAAAGAATATTAGAGATAGGTACTGCTTTAGGTGGGTTTACAATGTTTTTAAAAACAATCACTGAAGAATTAGAATTGAATACAAAAATCCTAACTTTTGATATAAGTGCGAGACCTTGGTATAGTGACATGGTTAAAAAAGGTATTGATGTTAGGGTCGAGGATATTTTTGGGGACTTTAAAGACGTACCTGAAGATATAAAAAATTTCATTCGTTCAGAGGGTACTACAATTGTACTTTGTGATGGAGGATGGAAGATAGGAGAATTCAATTTATTGTCTAAGTTTATTAAACAAGGTGATTTTATAATGGCACATGACTATTGTGTGGATAAATCTACATTTGAAAAGGAGATTAATAATAAGATATGGAATTGGTTGGAGATTGTTGAGGATGATATTTCCGAAGCATCCAAAGAGAACGGATTAGAATTTTATAATCAAAATAAATTTTCCAAAGTAGTTTGGGTTTGTAAATATAAAAAATAATGTCTGAAATTACACTTGTAACAGGGTTATGGGATATAGGTAGAAATAACCTTAAGGAAGGTTGGTCTAGGTCGTTTGACCACTATAAAGATAAGTTTTCTCAATTACTTAAGGTTGAAAATAAAATGATTATTTTTGGAGAACCTGAATTAGAGTCATTTGTTTGGCATCATAGAGATAAATCAAATACTCAATTCATTGTTAGAAATCAGTCTTGGTTTAAAACAAACGAATTTTACCCACTAATTCAAAAAATAAGAAAAGACCCTAAATGGTTTAATCAGGCTGGATGGTTAAAAGATTCTACCCAAGCTCAGTTAGAGATGTACAATCCGTTGGTAATGTCAAAAGTTTTTCTATTACACGATGCTAAACTATTGGATAGGTTCAACTCTAAGTACATGTTTTGGATTGACGCGGGACTTACCAATACCGTTCACCAAGGTTATTTTACACACGATAAAGTACTTGACAAATTAACCAAATACATTAATAAATTTTCATTTGTATGTTTTCCATATATTGCAAATAACGAAATCCATGGTTTTAGTTATCCTAAAATAAATGAATGGGCGGGTAATGATGTAAAATTAGTTCCAAGAGGAGGTTTTTTTGGAGGACCTAAAGATAGTATAAGTGAGATTAACACAATATATTATTCTATATTGAAGGATACTTTGTCCAAAGGTTATATGGGAACTGAAGAATCTGTCTTCTCAATAATGTTATATAAAAACCATAATTTAATAAACTATTTCGAAATTGAAGGAAATGGTTTAGTGGGTAAGTTTTTTGAAGACTTGAAAAATGATTCTTTAGTGACTAAAACACAAGGTCAAAAAAAACAAGACGCTAAAGACATTCTTAAAAAAATAAATTCAATAAAACAAAATCAAATTGAGGGGGTAGGTTTATACGTTTTAACTTTTAATAGTCCAAATCAGTTTAGGACTTTAATTAAATCTATGGAAGATTATGATTCTGACTTTTTAGATAAAACAGAAAAATTCCTGTTAGATAACTCAACTGATTTGTCAACAACTCCTGAATATGTAAAACTTTGTAAAGATTACGGATTTACCCACATAAAAATGGATAACTTAGGAATATGTGGTGGAAGACAATGGATTGCAGAACATTTTGATGAAACAAAATTAGAATATATGTTATTTTTTGAAGATGATATGTTCTTTTACCCAAAACCTGGAGAAACTTGTAAAAACGGTTTTAACAGATATGTTAATAATTTGTTTAACAAATCTTTAGAAATTATTAAAAAAGAAGAATTAGATTTTTTAAAGTTTAATTTCACAGAATTTTTCGGTAATAACTCAACTCAATGGAGTTGGTATAACGTACCACAAAATTTCAGGGAAACTCATTGGACTGAAAAACCAACATTACCACAATTAGGTTTAGACCCTGATGCTCCAAACACAGTTTTTACAAAGATTAAAATACATAAAGATGTTCCGTACGCTTTAGGAGAGGTATATTATTGTAATTGGCCTCAGATAGTTTCAAAAGAAGGTAACAAAAAAATGTTCTTGGAAACAAAGTGGGGTCATCCATTTGAACAAACTTGGATGAGTCACATGTTTCAAGAAACAATAAAAGGGAATTTATCATCAGGATTATTATTACTCACACCAACTGAACATAATCGATTTGACCACTATGATGGAAAATTAAGAAAAGAAAGTTAATCTGTTTATTTTATACAAGTAAAGTATTTATAGAATAAAATAGATTGGATGGAATTTTTCATTAAAAAAAATGCTACTCTTCCTTTATTAAAATTACAAGTAGTTAAAGACGGTAGAAGTGATTTCGATAATTTTATGAAGACCATAGAATTGTCTGCAATATTCTTTTCTATGGTTGATACTGCAACAGGTATTCCAAAAGTAACATCAAGACCTGCAGGGTTTGTGGAGAAAACTTTTATAGACCCAAACGCAGAACCAGAATATTACATTTATTATCAGTTTCAAAATAGAGATACTAATAAAGTTGGTCGATATGAAGGTCAATTCATGTTAAGAAATGATGATGGGGTATTAATTTTACCTATAAGAGAAAAACTTTACATCAACATACAAGAATCTTTCATTGCCGATGATTTACCATACGATAGTTGTTATGTATCAGAGTTCCCTTGTTGTATAAACGGGCCTTTTACAACAACCACCACTACTTCACCATGTCCAAGTTGTCCAACTTGTCCACCACCAACACCTACCCCAAATTTTACAACAACCACAACTACATTTAATCCTACAACAACTACAACTACATTTAATCCTACAACAACTACAACTACAACAATACAACAATTAATTAATCCTATAATTACTGAAAACGATGAGTATATTGAGGTTGGTGAAAATGAATATCTAATGTTTGTTGACCCTGAAATTGAGTACACAATTTCAACCGAAATATCTAGCGGTTCTGTGGTTACAACTTTTACCGTAAACTCTAACTTCGCTATTAATTACAATGTAACAATTCCTTTAACTGTTAGATTGGGACTTGTTGGTGGAGGAACAATTGATGTAACGGCAAATGTTATAATGTTACCAAATCAAGTTGTTGGTCAAGCAATTGTAACAAACCCATCATTAGCTTATGATTCACTTAATAAAACTGCAGAACTATTTGTTGGAAATATTTCACCAAATGATTTTCCAATATCGATTTTGGCAACTCAAATTCAATTTGAAGTTCCTCCAACCCCTACTCCAACAAATACTGAAACTCCAACTCCTACTCCAACAAATACTGAGACTCCAACACCAACACCAACACCAACAAATACTGAGACTCCATCACCAACACCAACAATAACACCAACATCCTCAACAACACCTCAAGCGGAATTAACTTTATATATACAAACTATAAATGGAGGACAATCAATAATTTTCGATGGGGTTACTTATACAACAGACACTACACTTACAATAAATAAAAATCAGTCTTATAGTATTCAATCAGTTCCACAACCAGGATATCAATTCTTAGGGTGGAATATTTTTGGTGGTTCTTTTGATTCACCTTTTTCACAAACAACCACTGTTTCAGTTTCAATTGATTTAGGAGCAAATTTAGCACCATCTTATACGACTATCCCAATCTCTTCAACACCGACCCCAACACCGACCCCAACATTAACACCTAATTGTGTTAGAAACATTGTAGTCCCATCATTGTGGAATGGCGCCACATCAATAAATTCGAATTCACTACAACTAATACAAACACCAGAAACTTTACAAATACAACTTAATGATACTATAACTGATTTTAACGGGTCAACAAGTGTTGTCGGTTTAATATTTTCAGACGGAACTTACACATATGTTGGTACAGGTCCTGGAGGGACTATCGCGTTTGATTGTCAGTTCCCATTAACATTTTCAGGTTCTTGTTAACTTAATTAATAAACAAAATATAATATTTATATAAAAAACAAAAAAATGATACTTTCAGGAAAAACAATAGGTCAATTATCACTTTCAACAGGTATAACAAGTAATTCATTATTTGCTATTGAACAAAGTGGGTTTACTTTTCATATTCCTTATTCAGGTCTATCAACAGGTGGTGGAACTTATGAAGTAGTAACTTACGATGAATTATATTCATTATATACAGGAGGAACTTTAGTACCTGGTGGATATTATTTAATTACCGATTTTCAAACTTGTTATGACCAACCAAACTACGATAATACTAAAACCCCTATTACAACGGGTAACTATAAAACAGGAACAACAGAACCAATTTTATTATTGGCGGTATCCACAACAGGATTCTCACCTACGGTATACTCAACATTACACCCACAAGATAAAATATCATATGATATAACTTGGAATAATACTGAAATAACGAATAGTTTTGCAAAAGGTAGAATTACCGAAAGAATTGATAACTTTAATAATAGAACTGATTATGATAACAGAAGTATTTTATTTAAAAGATATCGTGGGTATTCATATGAAGAAAATAGTCCATTAGGTGGTCTTGTTGGAATAAGTGGTTTAACAGGGACAACTGGTGTATTATATGGTGATACTGGTACAACATTTAACTCAAATTTTGGTTCAGGGTCGATTGTTTCGATACAAAATTTAAATCCCTCATTTTTTGAAGTTATATCTGTTGTGAGTGATTCTTTGGCTATCATATCAGGTGTAACAATAAATGAAACCAGTAATTCACCTTATTATTTTGGAAATGATGATGGTATAATGAGTTATTACCAACCTAATGTAAGGCAAGACCAAGTTTTTGAATACACAACATTTGGTGATGCTATTGATGGTGCGGTTAACAACTATATTGGTAACCAAGCCAATTTATTTATCGAACAAGGTACAGGAGATTTTCTTTTGGCAAACAATGTTTTTCTTGACGGTGCAATTAGAAACAATACCATTGGTAATGGTTCTTATAATAACACATTTAATGATGATTGTGATAATAATCAAATAGGTGATAGTTTTTATAACAACTCAACAAATGATGATTTTGATGGTAATATAATTGGGGAAAACTTTAATAATAATTATATTACGTCAAATTTTAATAATAATCGAATTGGTAGTGATTTTGAGTTTAATATTTTACTTGGTGGGTCCTTTTATAGGAATAATATCGGAAATGACTTTAGAGATAATGTTTACACTAACGGGGATTTTCAAAATAATGAAATAGGAAATCAGTTTAATAATAATAAAATTTATAATGACTTCTATAATAACGATATTGGTAATGGATATAATGGTAATGAAAGTTATTCACAATTTTATCGTAATTTAATCGGGAACGGATATAATAATAACACCATATATTCACAATTTTACGAAAATAATATTGGACACGTTTTTGGAAATAATACTATTGGAACCAATTTAACTATTGGGACAAATAATTTTAGTGGTAATAGAATTGGAAACAATTTTTCATCTAATACTTGTGATGGATTCAACTTCAACGCCATTGGAGATAACTTCCAATCCAACCCCATTGGGAATGACTTCCAATACAACACCATTGGGGGTAACTTCTATCAAAACAACATTGGGGGTAACTTCTATCAAAACAACATTGGGAATGACTTCGTTAACAACACCATTGGGGATAACTTCCAATACAACACCATTGGGGATAACTTCCAATCCAACCCCATTGGGAATAACTTCCAATCCAACACCATTGGGGATATCTTCCAATCCAACACCATTGGGAATGACTTCCAATACAACACCATTGGGATTAACTTTCAATCCAACACCATTGGGGGTAACTTCTATCAAAACAACATTGGGTCGGGCGTTAACAACACCATTGGGGATAACTTCCAATACAACACCATTGGAGATTTCTTCCAATACAACACCATTGGGGATAACTTCCAATCCAACACCATT